TTAGCTAAGTGGGGGAGCATGTCCGGGCCTTTCGGGGGCCAATTCAGATTCCCATATCTCGGTGCGTCCACGCACTTCTTCGATGCCCATCTTCTCCGGTGGAACGTAGAGGCGGAAGTAATAATTGAACGTATCCCGCTTACCGGGTTTCTTGCTCGTGGATTTTCTCGCCACGATATAATCGAGCGCCATAATGAAAGCCTTATACGAAAGCACGTTTGACCGCTTCCAAAGAGGAAAGCGGCAACACGTCCAGTGATTTGATGAAAAATGGATGACCGGAAGCGCGAATTGGTCGCGCCTTCAACGATCTGGTGCCATCGTATAGGAGATATAGCCGTTGGCTGTCAACTATAAATTTGACATTGCTGCGCGTGGCTGTCTGTCGCCAAGTATAATTCGAAATGATTTCAAATTTTGCTTGGACAGACCAACGCGCCGCGCAAGCAGGTTGCGGGACGAAATCGTAGAGAATTTTCCGCGATTTTCCGTAGGGAATCAGCAAAAAAGCCTGAATTATCAATGATTTCAACATGTTTTTGGTACGCCCAACGGGAATCGAACCCGTGTTTTCGCCGTGAGAGGGCGATGTCCTAACCGCTAGACGATGGGCGCGTCAGGGTCGAGAAGGTTGATTTACCAGATGGTTGCGGGTTTGTCGATCTTCAAGACCCAACATGTCGAAAGTGATTTTGGGTCGCTAACTGGCTTTTTATCGGCTACGCGGCGCAAATGTCGGGGTTTGTCGTGGGTTTGAATTGAAACGGCCCGCCTTAGAGCGGGCCGTTGTTTACTCGACGCCGTCGAGGCCGAGAGTTGTCATCGGTATGAATGTCCGTGTCCCCAACACGCGCGAAGTTCGGCGAACATAAATCCAGAAGAAAATCCAGTTGCCTGCGGGCGCCTGGTACGGCAGTTCTTCGCCGGGCTGTACCGGCCAAGGCCATTTTGGGTTTATCTTCATGCGCGCCCAATGCCACGGTCTGAAACTCGTGTTCGTAGTTGTCATTTCCTATACCTCTCTCCTTGAAAACCTTCTGCTGCGACCGGCAGCCCGGCGGCCCATTTGGGCAGTTCGCTCATGATCTCTTCCATGTCCTCGGCCGAGCCGAAGTCCTCATCGGGCTCGGCTACGATTTCGTCATGGACGGTCAAAATGATCGGGTAGCCAGCCGACTCGAGCCGGGGCATGGCGTCGGCGAGAACGTCGCGTGCCACGGCCTGGGTGGCGTTTTCCGCCAGCATGCCGCCGTAGGTCGAGATTCGCGCCCACGTCGAACTGTTGTGCGGATCTGCGACGATCTTGCCCTTCTTCGCCGGGTCGATCGTCGAGAAGTAGGTGAGGGCATCTTTCCAGATCGGGCGGCCTTCCTCGTCGAGCCATTTCGTCTTGACGGAACGGATGGCCGCGTTCGGATAGAACAGAAACCGGCCGCTCGGCAGCCGCATGGCGAGGAACGTGCCGGCCATGCGGAAGATGATCTTGCCGCCGGCTACGCTGTGCGTGCTGCCGGGGCTGCGCACGGCGTCCATCGCCGCGGCTTCCATGTCGTACCAGAACTGCTTGATCGCCGGGTGCTTGGCCCGCCAGCCGTCGCGGATGTCGATGATTTGCTCATCGGGCAAATCGACGCCGTAGCCTGCTGCCATGGTCTTGAACGCGCCTAGCCCGCCCTGATACCCAAGGGCCAGTTCCGGCACCTTGCCGTGCGACTGACGCTCGTCTTTCGTGACGTCTTCCGGGCGTTTGCCGAGGATGCCGCCGGCGGTGATCTTGTAGAGGTCATGGCCGACGCCACGATCGAAATCTCGAAACGCCTGCAGCTTCCAATCCTCGCCGGCCAGCCACGCCAGCACGCGGCCTTCGATATTCGAATAGTCTGCCGCGACGATCTTCTTGCCGGGCGCCGCCTTGATCAGACCGCGCAGGATGTCTGACACCGCGCTCAGCGGGTCGTCGTAGAGCATGGCCAGCGTCTCGTAGTCACCGGTGGCCACGATATCGATGAGCGTGTTTATGTCGCTCTCGTCGGGCCGTTTCAGGTTCTGCGGCTGAAAGCGCCGGCCGCCCCATCGTCCGGTCGACGCGGCATGGAACTGCAGAAGCCCGCGCACACGGTGGTCGTCGGGGTCCGCGCCGCGCAGCAGGCTCTCGATCTTGGCCACCGATGCCCTTGCGGCCTGGCGCCACAGATCCAGCACTTGCTTGACGACGACTGCGCGCTGCGCGGTGCTGCCTTCCAGCGACCAGAGCCATTCCTGCTTTTCGGGATCGCCGCTTTCCTCGGCCTCTCGCTCGCATCGGATGATGGCGTTTTCGATGCCTTCCTCGTAGATGTCGGAGAGGACGTCCTTCGCCAGGCTGTTCGTGACCAGTCCGCGAGCGCGGACGAAGTTCGTCACCTGATTCCGGTTTGAGCAAGCCGAGACCTCGCTTCCGGGCTGGTTTTCGAATGCCGTGATCTGCCGCATCTGCGCGTCCAGGTCGTCCTCAGCCGCTTCGACGATCTTCTTCGCCGCGTCGCAGAGTTCGCGATCGATGTAAACGCCGCGCTGGTTGATCGTCTGGTCCAGGTGCCAAAGGTCTAGCTCGCTTGCCTTGAGCTTGCGGATCCGGTGCTCGTATTCGCGCTCGACGACGGTGTCCTGCTTGCAGTAGTCGTAGAGCCTGGCCAGCTTTTCCGGGTCGTTCCACCAGCGCACACGCGCGATCTTCTGTCCCCACTCGGTCGTGTAAAGCTCGTAGCCTTCGGCATCCTCCGGCTCGGCGAGCACGGCGTCGAAGGGAATCTCGGTGAAGCCGTTGAACCACTCGATCTTGCCGCGCGGCTTGGCCAGCTGCAGCATGAGCCGGCCGCCGATGACGTCCTTGCCCTCTTTGATGCCGACGGCGGGCGCCGCCATCTCGAGCGCGCCGGGCAGCGACAGGGCGTAGCCGGTGGCCATGGTGCAGCGCTGCTTTTTCAGATCGAACACCGGGAAGCCGTGACGCGGGCCGGCGATATGCCGCTCGACGTCCTGCTCGAAAGCGCAGTTGTGCGCCCATGCCTCGGCGGTCGGATCGTTGTCGACGTCGAGGAAGTTCTGCGGCACGGGGTCGCCAGGCAACCAGAGTTCGACCGGCCCGTCGTCGATCGTGTGGCTCATGCACATGATGCGCGTCGTCGGGTGGCGCAGGTAGAAGTGCGCACCGGTCTTCTTGAGCTCGACGGTGCTGCGGGTCTCGTAGTCGCGGTGGAGCTTCATTGCTCGCGCTCCAACCGATACCGGGAAACATTGCCGCGGCCGGAACGCCGGTTCGGAATCGTCCATCCGGTGCCTTCCAGCTTGCGGCGCAAACGGGTGAGCACCACGCGCATGACGCGTTCGGGCTGCTCGGGGCCGCCGCTGTAATGGTCGCGGTACATTTCCTCGACGAGTTCGGGCGAGGGAATCGCGCGCGGATACCGGCGCGCCAACGTGTCGATGATGACGCGCTCTAGCCCCGTCAGAGGTACGTGCTGGAAAATCTCAAGGGGCGTCGGGCCTTCGATGTGGCCGCCGCAGCAGGGGCAAGTGGTCAAAGCATGTCCTCCAAACCCGCGGCAGCGATGCGGGCTCTTGCAACTGGCATGTACTCGTCCTCGCGCTCGCAGCCGACGAACTGGAAGCCCTCAAGCACAGCGGCCTTGCCGGTGGAGCCGGAGCCCATGAACGGATCGAGGATGACGCCACCGGGCGGCGTGATGAGGCGGCATAGCCACTGCATCAGGCTGGTTGGCTTGACGGTTGGGTGCGTGTTGGCACGTTTGGTGAGACCCCGAAGATGCGGGCGGTCTGCTGTTTCTAAGTTGGTGCGGCGATGGGCGGTGTCGGCTTTCGGCTCAAAACCAAACAGCCCCGCATCCCGGTCAGCGCGGCTGGCCTTGGCGCAGTAGAAAAAGCGGGCGGCTGAGCCGGAATCACCGTCAATCGCCGGCATTGGCGCAGTGTCCGCACCGTGATATCCCATCAGGCCATATTCGCCAGCCTTGCGGTTTCCGCTCTTGGTGTCGGGAAACGCGCTGATGACTTCGTCACTGCCGTCATGGACGATGTTGGCGGGCCAGCGGCCGAGGGTGTGCTCGTTGCCGCCGGGAACGCGTGAGCCGTCGATGTTAATCGCGCCAGTGCCATGCTCAAGCACGTTCTCGGCAACCGTTCCGATAAGCGGCTTGCGCGCGAGGCAGATCGGCTCCCATGCAGGCTTTAGGGCTGTGCCCCAGCCTTGCCATTGACGAGACGCTGCGGTTACAGGTGTGCCAGCGCTCAAAACTTCCACAGTTGCGCTCGACAGGGAGCCGCTAACCGAACCGTTTCGCACCTCGCGGTCGTGCCGCACCGCCTCATCATAAAGTCTCTCCATCTCTGGAGGGAGAGAAAGCATGTCGCGCACGACGTCCCAATGGTGACGCGGGGGCATCCCGCCACGGCCATCAAGCCTAGCCCAGTAGCAAGAAGACGATTTAATACCGAGGGCGCGATCGATATTCGAATGCGTCAAAGTAGACATCTTAACTGCTTCAGCATAAGCCGCAGAAAAGGCCCTCCACGCGAGCGGGTTGCCGCCCTTTTTGTCAATGTCCCGCGACACATCATGCGACTTCGGAAACCCCGAACCGTAGACCCAGCCTAGCTGGTCGCGGATTTCAAAACCTGCATCCTCGATCGCAACGGCCATGCGGTGATAGGTGCGCGTGCCGGAAAATGCGACGACATGGCCGCCCGGCTTGAGCACGCGCAACACCTCGGCCCAGAACTCCTCGGAGAACGCGACTTCGCCGGTATCCCACTGCTTGCCCATGAACCCGGCCGCGCCGCGCCCATAAACGTCTTTTGCCGGGGCGCTGCCGGGTTTGCCGAAACGCTTCTGGATCGACACCAGCGCGTATGGCGGATCTGTCACGACACTGTCGATCGTGTTGTCGCCGATGCCGCGCAGGACGTCGCGGCAATCTGCGTGGTGCAACTGTACCGCCATCATACGCGGCCCACGCCGTTCCAGCGCTCGTCGAACTCGACGCCGACGATGTCGTCCCACCGAACGGCCGGCACGGTCGTCATGCGGTTGCCGCACAGCCGGACGAAACCGCGACCGTGTGCGGCGTAGAAGAAGCCGTCGCGCTCGTAGAGCTCGGCCTGGCGGTACTCGCCCCTGGTGAGCAGGATGGCGAAAGCGTTTTCGACACGGGTGAACAGGTTCATGGGTTGAGCGCTCCCCACAGTTCGTTGAATCGGCGCAGAAACAGGCTCTCGGCCTGCTGCGGGTGATAGCCACGGACCTTCACGCTGAGCGGCTTGCCCTCGATGTTCCAATCGTGGTTCGTGGGCGTCATGATCTGCGCCCGCTCGTCGAGCAGGATGCGGTTGTCGAGCGCGCCGATGCTGGCCTGCTTGATCGGCCAGTAGAGGTCGAACTTCTCGGCGATGGCGACTTCGACGTTGAGCTCGATCTGGCCATATGGCGGGATGTGCCCCTTGAGGGGGCGGGGGATGTCTACGAGGTAGGCTTCGGCGGCATCGTGCAGCAGTGCGCCGAGCCTCATGCGGGCGTCGTCGGTCTTCATCTTGCTCTCGACGAGCAGGCTATGCTCGGCGACGCTGTAGAAGGTCGTGCAGTGGCCGGCATAGCGGCATAACAGCGACAGCGCGTGTGCGATGTCTTCGATGCACACGTCCTCGGGGCGCGGGTCGAGCAGATAGAACTGCTTGCCCGTGAATGTTTGGAGCCAGTCGCCGCGTTCTACCACAGGAGCACCCAATGCAGGGCGGCCAGGGTGGCAGTCAGGACTGCCATCGCGCCGAAGAAAAATAGTTGGCGCGCAGGCGCCCGGCTACGCCAAGCGAAGGCAAAATTGACCGAGAATAAAACGGCGGATGTGGCCCATAGTAGTGCGGCGATGAATGTGAGCATTTCGAGATTCCTTGTTGATCGGGGGAGGGCTCAGAGCATGTCCTCGAGCGACGGCGCAGGGACACGACCGCGCGCATACGCAGCGGCCACGCAGCGCACCTGGTGCAAGCTGTCGTCGAGTGCGTTGTGGTAGGTGCCGGCGCGGCCGATGGCGTTCGGGTTCAGCCCGAAGCAGTCGTAGGCCGTGCGGGTGTCGCGGACGTTCCAAAATTTCCACGGTATGGGCTGGCGCAGGGCGTCGGCGACGGATTGCCAGAGGACGCTGTCGAAGTTGGCCCCCTGGCACCAGATTTCGTTGCCGCCGTTGGTGCGGAACCATGCGTGGAAGTCGCGCACCACGTCCGCGATCGGCCGGCAGTCCTGCAGCAGCGCGTTCTGCGCTTCGATCGCCTGCTTCTTCCACCAGGCTTCCGTGCCGGCGTCGACCGTGAGCCCCACGGACTCGCAGCTGGCGCGGTCGATGTTACTGTAGAACGTTGCGCCGGTCTGGCCGGTCGCGGGGGCGAAAACGACGGCGCCGATCGAGCGCAGGACGCTGCCTGGCTTGGTGCCGAAGGTTTCAAGGTCGAACATGATGTGAGCCATTGTAGGTCTCCAGTGATCGTTTCTTTCGACATTGCGGGCGCAGTTGTCCCACGCCCGCAATCGCTCAGAGCATGCCGAGGGCGTGCAGGTAGGTCTCGGTCAGGGCTTCTTCTTCCGCCCGCTTGTTGGCGTCCTGCTTGCGCATGCGGACGATCTTGCGGACAGTCTTGGCGTCGTAGCCCCGGCCTTTGAGCTCTCCGTAGACGTCGCGAATGTCGCCCGCGAGCTCGGCCTTCTCGCTTTCGAGCCGCTCGATGCGGTCGATGAAATCGCCGAGTTCTTTGCCGGCGACGCTGTTGTGGCCGATCGTGCTCATTCGAACGCCGCGCCTTCGTCCTCGAGGTCCTCGAGCCCTTCGACCGGTTCGAATTCCCGATCGGCCTTGACCTTGCCGCCGGCGAGCGGCTCGTCGTGCTTGAGCAGCTGGACGTTGACGAGGCCGAGGCTGACACCGATATTCTCGTTGTCGTACCAGTAGGGATTCAGCGACGAACGGAACCAGCGGCCGTTGTAGAGTTCGTCGGCCTCGTCGGCTTCCTGAACCGGCGCGCCGTTCTTGGCGTAGACGACCTCCGGCGCCGGCCGGGGTTTGCCCTGGCGATCGAAGCACTTCGTGTTCATCCGCAGGAAATACGGGAACTCGTCGGCATAGATCGCCAGGCTCGAGTCCGCCGCCGTTTCCTTGATCGGCATCACGATCTTGGCCTTGGCTTTCTGCGCCGCCGTGAGATTGGCGTCGATGACTTCATCGATCGCCTCGCGTAACACGTCGATATTGGCCTTCGCGGGCACAAGACCGGTGGCGCCCCACTGCTTCTTCTTAGGATCGCGTTCCTTCTTCGACGGGAAACCCGGCGTGATCAGATTGGCGTACATCATCCGCAGCTGGCAAGTGATGATATTGCCGCTCTTTTCCGACTTGAACGCTTTCATCAAAACATCAGACATTATCTTGCTCCATATGGTTCCCGCCAGTTATCCGGCCGGCAGGCGCGCCGTATTCGACGCCTATTCGACGGCGTCGAAATCGCTTGCCGCATCGGCCTTGACGGCCGGGCGGGGATCGTTGACCGGCACGAGGTTCGTGCCGCTGGACTGGCTGACGACCGGGCCGACGCCGTCCTCGTCGGTGCCGTCGGCGACCCATTTCTCGAAAGCTTTTTTCTTCATGACCTTCTCGACCTGGGCCGGGCTCTTGAGTTTCTCGGTGTAGAGATCGGCCTTGCCGAGACCGGCGATCATCAGGTCGTCGACCACGGCGTCGGCGTCACGCCACTTGCGGGTGGCGCGCTTGGCGACGAGCTTCATGCCCGATGGCATCCGGCCGGCGCAGGCTTCCGCGTGGGCGTAGACCTTGAAGGCCGCGAAATGCGCGACCACCTGTTCGGCCTGGGCCATGTAGGTGGCCATCTGGTCGGGGTCCATCTGCGTGAAATCGGGCAAGGTCATCTCTCCAGTGTCGCTGAACTCGGCCTGCGCCAGTTCAAGTGCGGCGGCGCGGGCCGTCGGGCAAATCGCATGCGCCCGGCAGAAGCCGCAGTGCTCGCCGGCCTTGAGATAGACCGTTGGCCATGTGCTGTTGTCGATCCGGCCGTCGACGCCGGTCGCCGCGCCGAAATCGCGCGTGGCCGCGTCAACAAGGGCCGCGGACGTCTTGATGTCGTCCTCGAACTCGAACAGGCTGAACAGGTCGAGCGGGTCGCTGCGGATCCGGCCTTTCGGGTGCGGCGCACGGGGCTGGATGATGTGCAGCGTCACCTTCTCGAGCGGGCGGTTGTGGAAGCGCATGGCCGCGCCGGCGCCGTAGAGCAGCAGCTGCGGATTGTTCTTCGCGTCGACGGCCACGCCCTTGCCGTGCTTGTAGTCGCAGACGTGCAGATGGCGCTCGCTCTCGATGTAGACCGTGGCGTCACCCGTGCCGAAGATGTCCGGATGCAGGTGCGTCATGTCCAGCCGCTGCTCGACGTCGAGTTCGGCGTCCTTGTGGTCTTTCAGCAGCGAGCGGACGAAATCGGTATAGACGGTCACCGCCTCGACCATGTCGTCGTCGATCGGCCAGTAGCGGTTTTCTTCGTGCGGCCCTTCGTCGTCGGTGAGATCGACGAAGATGTTGCCGTGTTCGGCCTTCGTGTCGATCCAGAGCCCCAGGTGGTCCTCGGGCTGCTCATCGTTCGCCAGGCACCAGCCGGCGAGTTCGTGGGCTGCGGTGCCCTGCGCGGCGTAGCTGCTCGAGACGTTGGGGAAGGGCTGCTCCATGGCGATCGAGCCGGGGCAGACCATCCAGCGATGGGCCGCGGACGGTGCCAGCGTGGCGTGCTTGCGCTCGGTGTGGGCGATGGTGCTCATTCGGCACCATCCTTCCGGGCGACTAACATCGCGTCGGCGAGGGTGTAGCACCACGCGGCGTCTTCGTGCGCAAATGTGATGGGCCGATCCTTATTGGCCATGAAGCCGGCGAGCGCTTGCCCGGCGAACCAGTCGCGCAAACTCATGCCTTTGCTGACACCGGTGGCGAGGGCCTTGGCCGAATGCATTCCCTCGGTCGCACGAAGGTCGGCGAACACCGCGGGGTCGAAATACTCGGCGGGGAACGCCGGGCCGCCATCTTTGATTTTCTCGCTCATAGAAACGCTCCTGCGGAAATGGCGAGGCCAATGGCGCCTGCGCCGGTAAGGCATAAGCCGAAGTTGAAGGTGCGCTCGGCGGCCTGTCCTTCTTCGAAGCTCCGCGCGAGCCCGTAGGTCGTGACGGCCGCGCCGACGACCATGGTAAAGAAGCTGACGACGGCGAAGCCGAGCACGCCGAAAAGGCCAAGGGCGCTGATCATGTCAGCCTCCGAACGACGAGTGCTTGTTCAGCACGAATTCGTAGCTGCGCCATCTGACACGCAAGCCGCGGGGGCGCTCCGCCGCGACAGCTTCTTTCGCGGCCACGTATGCCGCCGCAGCGGCCTCGCTGGCGAAGACCGCATCTGGGTAGTCGTTCGACATAACGACCCACACTTTTCCCATTTCGAAACTCCCTTCTATCTGTTCAGGAAACCGCCCTGAACCAGCAGGGCGGAAACCTGAGCAGACGAGCCGCTCAGTCTTAAAGCTCGGCCGCGGGCAAGCCCTTCTCGGCGCGCTTCGACTTGACGAACTCGACGGCTTCCGGAAGGCGGCCATCGGGGATGTCGGAGAACTTGGTGACGCTGAACTTCGCGGTGATCTCGCTGAAAAGCTGGCGCCGGCTATCCTGGTCGGCTGCGGCGTCGTTAACGTAGGCGACCGCGAACTTGCGGGCGTTGTCCATCGTCACCTTGACCTCGGGGGCCTCGGGTTCGCCGGTGTCGGAATTGTCGTCCGTAGTTTCCTCGGAACTTTCGACATTCTCGGGAGCAGAAGATTCAGCCGGTTCTTCGGCCGCGGCCTGTTCGGTTTCCGCCGACTTGGTGGCGGCAGTCTCGGTGGCCTTTCCTTTGCGCTTGGCCGGGGCGGCGGATGCGGTTTCGGGCGCGCCCTGCGTGACCGTGTTTGACGGGGCGGTGACGGCGGCAGTGCTGCCAAGCAGGGCGACGGATAACTGGCGAAGGTCGGTGAGGGCCATGGCCGCGTTGTCGCCGGTGATCTCGATCTTAATCATGTGTGCTCCTTGGTTTCTAGCAGGGTACGGGTGGTTCGGTGTATGGGTGACACTAATACTCTTGCTTAATTTTGTCGATAGATTCTTTTCGATAGTTTCGACAAATTTTTCACGCATCGCCGAGCACGCGTGCGATGCTCTCCGACTTGCGCATGACCGCTTTCTGCACCTGCTCGTCGATCGAGCGCGGCAGCATCGCAAAGCGCACCACGCAAGCGTTCTTCTGGCCGATCCGATGAATGCGCATCGAGGCCTGGGCATTGTCCGCCGGCACCCACGAACTCTCGAGGAACAACATGTCGCTCGCCGCTGTCATCGTCAGGCCAGTGCCCGCCGCGCCGATCTGGCCAATCATGACGCGCACCTTCGGATCCGTCTGAAACCGATCGACGAGCGGCTGGCGCAGCGGCTGCGTCGTGCTGCCCTCGATCTTGACCGCCCACTCGTTGATCCCGCGCGCGTGATAGATCGCCCGCAGCGCGTCGGTGTGGTGACCGAATACGACGATCTTCTTGTCGGTCGTCTCGAGCCACATGCGCAGCCATTCGATCACGGGCTTGACCTTGGCCAGGCCCGTCGCCCGGCGCAGCGCTGCGAAATGGGTGTACTGGTTCTTGAGCCCCTCGACGCCCTTCGTTTCGAGCGCCTCGCGAATCTTTGCGATGTCCTCGGGGTCGATGCCGAGGTCCTCGTCGGTTACGCCAGCGTCGACATAAAGCTCGCCGAAGCGAATGCTCGGCAGCTGCGGCAGCACGTCCTTTTTAAGGCGCCGCAGCATGAAGCCGTCCAGCTTCTCGTTCAGCTTGGCGTCGTTCTTCGTGCCGACGATCTGCATGCCGACGAAAGCGTGCCGCATTTCGCAGAAGTGCGCTTCGAACTGCTGCTGCGTCCAGACGCGGCCGGTCTTCGGCGAGCGCACGCGGTCGGCGTCGAGCGCGCGCAGGTGGCTATAGAGTTCGCCGCTGTGATTCGGCATCGGCGTGCCGGTGAGCGTCCAGCACCAGTCCGCGAGCGCGAGCACGCCACCTTCGTAGCCCGGCGGCTCGCTCAAATCGCCATAGGCGGCCTTCGTGCGCTTCGACCCGGCGTTCTTGAGGAAGTGGCCCTCGTCGAAGATGACGACGCACCAGCTGTTCGTCATGACGAAATCTTTGTGCTTCCCGGCCAGCCCCTCGTAACTGGTGACGAAAACGGACCATGTGCCGTTCGACTGTTCCTCGACCTGGCGATGCCAGTGGGTGACGAGCGAGGCGGGGCAGACGACCAGCACGAACAGCGCCGGCAGCCGATCGACGGCGCGAATGGCCTGCATCGTCTTGCCAAGCCCAGGCTCATCGGCGAGCATGGCGCGCCGTCGAGTGGACAACCACTCGATGCCTTCCTGCTGGTACGGGTCTGGGGTCAGCCGCATGCGTCTGTCGTCCTACAAAGTTCGAAACTATCAACTACTTAGGCAACGGAGAGCCGCGCCAGCCCCAGGTGGAAGATGGCGATACCGTCAGCCTCGTCGAAGGTGCCCGGCTGGTAGCCGCGATCCATGGCCTCTGCCATCATCGCCTCTTTCGAAGCGTTGCCGTTGCCGGTCCAGGTCTTCTTGATCTCGCCGACGGGCAGCCCTTCGTAGGGAATGCCGTGTTCTTCGCACCATTCGGTCAGTACGGCCATCAGCCCGCCGTAGACATGCGCGGCATCGACGCCCTTGTGGCGACGGACTTCTTCGAAGTAGACGATGTCGACCGGATACGCGGCCTGTAGCTCGCGTAACCGCTGGCGGAACTTCACGAACCGCATGCCACCGCCTTCGTAGCGGCCGCCCTTGACGGTCCAGGTTCCGGAAATGTGGGATTTCTCGGTGCCGATGCAGAAGCCGCAGCTTGTGCCAAGGTCGAGGGCAAGAACGGACTTCATCAGCGACATCGTAGGAATCTCCTCTCACATCATCAAAGGCTAAATAGGAATTTGATCCTAACTGCGATCCAAAACATCAGGATCCGGTAAACCTGTCAATAGCTATTGCGGCTGCCCCGTCGCGGCGCCTGTCATCATTGAGATTTCCGGTGTGGATAGCGTCGAGCAGGATGGCGCAGCACGCCATCACATGCGCCAGGTGGTGCGCGGCGCTGTCGCTGGCAAGATCCTCTCCGTCGCGGAACGCCAGCAGGTGGCGGTCGATCGCGTCGGTGTAGACGCTGGTGGTGATCGTCTTGTCGCGCCAGTTGAACCGGCCGTACTTGACCGCGCCGTTCGTCATGGCGCGACCGAGCTCGAGGATGGCGACTGGCGGGATGGCCGCGGTGCCGGGCTTCAACTTGCCGAGTGCTGTCTTCGGATTGTCGTCGGGAAGGACAGATTGGACGTCTACGCCGGCGGGGACTTCTAGGATTACACGCTGGCCGTAGTCTCGATTCTTCCACCAGGTACTCGGCGCCCGATCGATCGGTCCCTCGACACCCGGCAGCATCGGCTCGTCCGCTGTTTCAGCAATTCTGTCGATTTTGTCGGACATGGTCAGATCCCGTACTCTTCAAGAATCTCTTCGGCCTTGGCGCGTAACTTGTAGAGCCGCCGGCCGGCGCGAAGCTTTGTGAAGAACGTCGGATCGCCGAAATGGATGTAGCCGAAACGTGTTTGGGACATGCCGCTTAACGAAAGGGCTGCCTCTAACTTCGGCGCCAGTTCGTCGGCCGACGGCGGGGGCGCAGGGCGCTTGGGAGTGGTTTTTGTCTTCTTCATATCCGGCATATTAACTTGCGTTTGTCGAAAAGCAAGAGTATTTGTCGAAATATGTAGACCTAAAATGGCCTACACGCCGAGTTCTGACAAATGGGGATTTCCGATGATGAAACGACTGCTGATGATTGCGGCCATGGCCATGGTGGCGGGCTGTTCGACGAGCGAAGCCGTGCGAAGCGGGGAGGGCGGCCGCGACGCGCGCCCGGCCGAACGTTCGCCAGGGTGGACGCGCGACCACTGCGCAGACTGTGGCGGCCGCGGGCCGACCTACGCCGGTCAGGGGAGGCCCCGCCCATGACCCCCACCCCCGCACCGGAAGGTGCAAGCGCAGTGACGGAAGAGACCGTGACGCTGACACGCTCGGAGATCGACAGCTTGCTCCGAGCCGCATACCCGTTCTCTACGAAGGAAGAGCGAGACAGAGGTCTGGTAAATGTCCTTTCCCTTCGTCCTCCCGTTCCGGGCGCACCGGAAGGGGCGCGGATGCTGGAGGAGAGACCGGAGCGGGTACAGGCGGCTTTCGAGGTTTTCGCGGGAAAGACGGACACCGGACCTAACGCAACGGCAATGTTCGAATACACCGAGCGCCTAGAGGCCTCCCTCGCCACCGAGCGCGCCGCCCGCGAAGCCGCTGAGAAGGAGCGGGACGAGCATGCCGCCGCATTCGCGGTTCTCGATGATAGCGAGCAGGTCTTGCAGGCCCGCGTCTCGCGGCTTGAGGCCGCGTTGGGGCAGGCCCGCACCAGCATGCGCAACGCTCGCGGCGCGATCGAAAGCAACCAGGTTGAGGACAAGGACGTGCACCGCACACTAACCGACGCCATGGGGCGGATCGACGCCGTTCTCCGCGCCGTCCTCGCCCGTACAGGAGAACCGAAAGATGAGTGAGGTCATCCGTCTCTACCTGCCGTGGCTGCTATCGGCCATCACGATCTACATGACCGTGCTCGCCGGCAACAAGTCGCGCAACGCGTGGCTGCTCGGTCTCGCCAATCAGGCGCTGTGGCTGGTCTGGATCTTCGCGGTCGGAGCTTACGGCCTTCTCCCCATGAACCTAGCACTGTGGATCGTCTACGGGCGCAACCATTTGAAGTGGAACCGAGCATGAGCGGATTGCAAGAAGTTCTATCCGAGATCAAGCGCCGCCGCGTCCTGTGCCGAGAGAACAACGTCGCGCCAGGAACGGCCAACGAAGACGCGATCTATCGTATCTGCGAGGAGATCGTGTCGAATGCCCTCGCCGAGCGCACCCGCGCCCTCTCCCAGCTTGAAGCGGGGAAGGTGGGCCCTCATAGCGAAATGGCGCGAGCAGGTGCAGTCGTACTCATGAAGGCCGAGGAGGACTCGAGGGGCGCCGGGACGGACACCTATCGCGACGTTGCAGTGAAGGTTTGGTCGGCAATGTCCACCCTCGCCTCCCCATCCCTTGCGCCGGAAGCGGAGCCGGTGGCGTGGCGGTACGAGGACTGCTCTCGGAGCCAAGGGTGGGACACGACGTACAGTGCGTTTGAGCCGTCCCCGTCGCCCTTCATCGCAGAGGTAACGCCGCTCTACGAAGCCACCCCCACCCATGCGGTAGACGCCGACGCGGTGATTGAGGCGGACGACGGGTGGACGAAAGTTCCCGAGGAACCGCCACTTGAGCTTTTGAAATCGATCAACATTGATAATCAGGTGCTCGCCTACGAGAAGGGCCGTTACTACAACGCTTGGTTCACGTTTGAGCCTGGCGAAGGCGCATGGTTTTGGACGGATGACGCCGACAGCGAGCCGGACCCGTCGCACTACCGCGCCCTCTCCCTCCCGCCCTCTGCCGACAAGGGGGAGTGAGATGGCGAAACTCAACGGAAGCCAAATATCACAGCTTCGCGCTCTTTCCGAGAGCGACACGCCCTTGTGGGGTGGCTGCCCGCCTAACACCCAAAGGGTGGACCCGGATCTGTCCAAATTCATCGCGGAGGGATTCGTCATATGGACCGGCCGTGGTTACGTCCTCACCGACGCCGGCCGCTCCGCCCTCTCTGGTGACGCCAATGCTGAGAGGGAGGTGTGATGGCCAAGCTAAATTGGAGCGGCGAAATTCCGTACCACGTATCCCGCCCATCAAAGGGCGTCCATTACTCAATCGAATTTGTCGAAGCGCCCGTTTCCTACTTCGAATTGCGCGGGGTCGGAGTGTTCCCATTTCGTAAGTTCCTGACGCTTTCAGACGCGAAGGAGGCGGCGCAGCGCATTCACGACACCCGCAGGAGCACAAGCCATGATTAAGCCGACAGAGGCAGCACAGACACCCGTCATCGAACGAGTTCAACGCCTAATCCGCGATCTGGAGGCCGGCGCTATCCTAGGCTACGACGGACCGCAAGAATACTGGACGTCGAGAATGGGAGCCGAAGCAAGCGCCGAGGTTGCACGTCTCCTCACCGCCGCGCTGGCGGTAGAGGCGGGGACGGTGGGCGTGAAGCCGCTGGAGTGGACGGAAGGCGTAGGCTTGTGGACAGCGCAAACTCAGTTTGTCGCCTGCTACTCGGTATGGGAAGTCGATGCTGACAAGTGGCGGTGCAGTTTGCTTGACGGGGATTTCCCTACAGCGTACGCCGCCAAAGCCGCCGCGCAGGAAGACTACGAGGCCTGCATCCGCTCCGCCCTCACCACCTCCCCGGCATCGTCGGGGGTAGAGGTGGAGGCTGTGGCGACGGCAAAGTGGGTTGGTGAGGAAGGATCCTTCCCAAAGGATGCGCCTGTCACTATCCTAGCCGTAGACAATGACGACCCGGACGTTCCTGCCAGACGTGCAGCGTGGGTGAGATATTGGCCTGAAGGGCGAGATTTCCCGCGGTACAGATCGTGCGATATGTGCGACTTGGAAGTCGCCGCCCCCTCCCTTTCCGCTGGCGCAGGAGGTGAGGAACGTGGGTAAGCCCGATCCTGCCGAATACATCAAGCAGCGCTGCACCAAAGCCCTCATCAGCCACAAGGAGCTCATGGCCGGCGTGCGGCGTCATGACGTCTCGCGGCTCCGCCAGCGGCTCTGCGTCGAGCTCAACCAGGTGTTCGGGCTGAGTGCGACCCGCATCGGGCACCTGCTCGGCGGCCGCGACCACACGACCGTCATCGCGGCCTGGCGCAAGTTCGGTCACGCCGGCGACGCCCGCACACGGCGCAGGCTCACCGACGACGAGCGCGACAGGCTGTTCGAACTGCACGCCGGCGGCATGTCGGTCGCAGACATCGCCCGCGCCATTGGCTGCTCGCACGCAGCCGCGTCGACATTACTTCGGCCCGACGTCATGGCCCGCCGCGTTCAAAACCGGCGCGAGGGCCTGCGCAAGCTGCGCGCCGCGAACGCGGAACTGCGCGCACAACACGCGCTGCCGTGATTGTCGAAAGAATCGAATTCACTTCATCTACGAAAGGGGACAAGAATGGCCGTCCACACCAGATGCGCAGAAGTAACCGCCGATGCTCGATAGACCCGCCATGACCGAATCAGCCCTCACCAAGCACCAGCACGCCCTGCAATACGCCGCCCTTGGCATCCGCGTCTTTCCGTTATGGCCAGGCACGAAGATCCCCGCGCTGCAGGCGTGGCAACACGCGGCCACCACCGAAACGGCCAAGGTCGACAACTGGTGGGAAGAAAACCCGCATTACAATATCGGTGTCGCGACCGGCCGCGGCATCATCGCGATCGACGCCGATGTCAAGAAGGGCAAGCCGGGCGCGCAGAGCCTCGACGCGCTCGACCTCGAGATCCTGCCCACCACGTTCCGCGCAAGCACCCCCTCGGGCGGCAGCCACACGCTGCTCATAGTCGACCGCACCATTGCCAACCGCGCCGACACGGTCGACGGCTACCCCGGCATCGATATCAGGGGCGAGAACGGCTACATCGTCGGTATCGGAAGCACCACGCCCGAAGGGACGTACACGGCACTCAACGACGCCCCCATCGCCACCGCACCAGACGCCCTCTACGAAGTACTGGGCAAGCGGCCCAACCACCAGGCCCACACGGACACGCCGGTCGTCGATCTCGACACCGAGGCCAACGTCGCCAAGGCGACGACATGGCTCATGCTGCGCGCGCCCAAAGCGATCGAAGGCGAGGGCGGCGATCAGAACACATTCCAGACCGCGGCGATGCTGCGCGACTTTGGTTTGTCTCAGGCCGTCGCCCTTGACCTCATGCTCGAGCACTGGAACGAATCCCACGCCGAGCCCCCATGGCAACCGGACGAGCTCGCGCTCAAGGTGCAGAACGCTTTCACCTATGCGACGGGGTCATGGGGCGGCAAGACGGCCGCGGCGGACTTCGATACTGTCGACGAAGAGTTTGACGTGTCGACGATCGATATCGGCACGCCGCCAAGCAAAGAGGCCATCGCCGCCGCGCAAGGCAAAACGCCACCCAAACGCTGGAAGATTTACCAACCCGGCGCGTCCAAACTCAAGGCCACGGCCACGCCGCTCAATCCCCTCATCGACGGCATCATCAACCAGAACTCGTTCGTGGTGCTCTATGGCGCCCCGAACGCGGCGAAGACCTTCAACGCGCTCGACATGGCGGGCGCTATCGCGTCCGGCCAGCCGTGGTGCGGAAGAGAGACATCGCATGGCGCCGTGCTGTACATCGCAACGGAAGGCGAAGGCGGCATCTTCCGCCGGATCGCGGCCCTCGCCATTCACCGCGGTCTCACAGACGACGCGCCGCTGTTCCTCGCGCCCGTTGGCGTCAACCTCGGCACGACGGAGGAAGACGCCAGGGCCATCGCCCGATACGGCATGCTCGCCGCGAAGAAGGCAGACCTGCCCTTACGGCTCGTCGTCGTCGACACGCTCGCCCGTTCGCTCGGTGGCGGCGACGAGAACAGCGCGCAGGACATGGGCGCCTTCATCCGCAACATCGATCTCATCCGCGAAGAGACCGGCGCCACGACGATGGTCATCCACCACACGGGCAAGGACGAGAACCGCGGCGCACGCGGCCATAGCTCCCTCTTTGGCGCGGCCGACACGGAGATACTGGTGCGCAAGGACGGCGAGATCGAGACCACCAAGCAGCGCGACCTGGAGATGCTCAAGGACCCGCTCCTGTTCAAGCTGGTGGACCAGGCCATTGGCGAAGACCCGACAGGCAGGGAACTGCACTCGGCGATCGTCGAGTATGTGGACGTCAGCGAGTTCGACGCGCCGGCGGTGCTGACGAGCGATGAGCTCGCGCTTTTCGAAGTGTTCAAGCGGCTGGCAGAGGTCTCCGAACTGGAAGGACGCAAGGGCGTGGTGACGTGGCGCGAGTGGCTTTTCGCATTTTACAGGTCGCGGGACACGGGTTGGAGGGAGGGGGAGAGGCCCCCCTTCACGGAGCGGCACGTGGGTACCTGGAAGCACGCAATCGAGGGCGTGAAGTACGTCATAAAAGATGGGCGCAACATGTATCGACTCGGGCGCGGGAAGTGAACGGAAGTGAGAAACGGAAGCGTAAAATCAATGACTTACGCGAACGGAAGTGAAACCCACTTCCGTTCACTTCCGTTCGATTTCGCAAGAGGCGAACGCATCAACGACAATTGGAAACGAACGGAAGTGAACGGAAGTCCAACGGAAGTGGAAACGGAAGCACGAAATCAAACACTTAGCTCGAACGGAAGTCGAACGGAAGTGGCCTTTTGTCGTAGTTTCTATAGGGCTCGGCATAGCGGTCGGGGGCACTTCCGTTCGGGTGTCTGTCCCCCTTTAGGGGGGGACAGCCCCCACGGATGCCCACGCAGCCCGGATTTCGAGAATGGGTATTTGTCGTAGTTTCGGAAAGCAGCAGCATCTGGCCCCGACTTTTTGGAGTTTCCGAAAAACCGGGTGCGCCCGACTTTTTGGAGAAGGTGAAAAACAATGAGCGGTGACGACGAACACGAAGCGCGGGACAGGCTGGACGCATACCTGACGAAGCTGGCCCGTCCGGCCAGGGGCGGCAAGCAGATGCGACGGGCGGAAACGGTCAAGGCGGCGCGTGATGGGATTGAGGCGCACAATCGCCGGCATCATCGCCAGCGGCGGCGCAAGCTCAAACACGCGGTGCCCGTAATCGAGACGGCGCCACGGTATGGCCGGTACAATCGCCCGGCGTTTAGCCTGATCGAATTGTTGCTGATCCGGACGGACGGCGCCAAGTGGTACACGTTCGCGCAGTTGCGGGCGTTGTTGCCGGAGACGACGACGAACGGCGCCAAGGCGATCGTGTTTCAGAAGGCGCGGCGCCTGGGTCTGGTCGAGCGCATGGCCGTGGTCGAAGATCCGGAATCGCCATGGTCGGCAGGTGAAACCCCGATTGAACGGTACAGGCTCGCGAACAAACCGAAGTATCGATATCGGATAGGGGCAGAATCGGGCGCAGAGCGGGCCAGGATGCGCGAGAAGTGGCGCGCCTATGGCGAGGTAGCCGGCGACGATGAAAACGCGTAGGCGGGGCGCTGTGTCGATTTTAGCGAATAACGGAGACCGACAGCGATTTGACGGGAACGGGCTGGATTGGGTATGGTGCCCGCCTTGTGACTTTGAGGGGCGGACATGCACGTTGTTATCAGGGCAGGGGAATTGATCGCGGCTGCGGCGATCGTGTTTGTCGAGGCGATAATGTCGCCGGCGACGGGTGCGCTTGCGGTGATAGCGGCGATCGGGGTTGTCGCCTGGGCCTACTGGACCGGCCAAATGTGAAAACGGCGCCAGTGCGGCGCCGTGGTTTCAGAGCATATGCGGGGCGATGAGCGCCAGCACGAATAGCAGGCAAGCGGCGCGCGCGGCGAGTGTCAGGACGTCGATCATTCGAGCACGGGGCGGTATTTCGCCCCGTCCCATATTTCGAGTTCTTCGCGCTTGGCTTCCTTGTAGCTGCGGTACGCTTCGCGCATGGCGTCGTCGTGATCGCGCGCACCTATCATGATCCAGCCGTATCGGCCTTTGCAACGGTAGCTGATCAGGCCAGGGGCGGCGAGGGGGCGGTTTGTGAAGTCAGTCATGGCGCGTCACTGCAGCAATTCAAAGGTGTCTTCATCGATCGCGACGCCTGTCCAATCCCAGTTCGGAATTTCCAGCTTTTCGCCTAGGCTGGTCTTCACCCATCGAACGCGGTCAATGGTCTTATCGAACTCAGCGGCAACGATCGTTTTGCCGGTCAAGAGGCGCATGTACTCGATCGCTCGGCGCTTGTCGTAATTGCGGCCATCTCGCGTACCTTCGCGGGGGCGCCGGTCGGCCTTGCGAAGGGCGTTGTATGTTTCGGCAGTCATGCCGAACTTGAACTTGGCCCAAGGGTTGATGAGTTTGATTTTTGTTTCGGCTAAGGTCTTCATGTCGGTTTTCTCCATTCGTTAAATTCGACACTGGCGACGCGTCAAAGCGCGATAAGCCAGACGGTGAGCGATGCGCAGAACGCGGACAGGGTGAGGAATTCGAGGGCCATCTCGGCGCAATCTTTGAGGGTGAGGGGCGCGTCGGTCATACCCGGAATCCTTCATCAAAACCGTCTGCGCTCCAGACATAGACGTTGCCGGTTTCGTCCGGCATGCCGCCGGCGAACCAAGCGCCTTTCCAGTCGAGTTTGACCGCAAGAGCCTTGGCAGCCGCATCATGGTTCTGTTGCGAGTTCAGCGCATGGCTCCAGCTGACAGTAACGGATCCTGCAGAGGCTGTGGCCTTGACGCGCGAACCGCGGAAATTGGTAGGCCCGAGAAACTTAGTGACGATAGCTTGACGCATTTGTAGATCCTCTGTTTTCGATAGTTTCGACATTGTGGGCAAAAGAAAAGCTGTCCCCGCTTTGGTGCAGTAATAACCCGCGGCCAGCTTTGAAGTAGTTGAGGGCGTTCATTTGGTGCGCCTCTGTGTGGGTATCTGGATCTTGAAGGAATGACGGGCGGCGCGCTCATCTGCATGGCGCGCGGTAGGGCTTACAGGATTGCGCGGCGCAGCGGCGGGAGCGTCCGTTAGTAAGATCAATGGTCGGCGATATGGCGAGAAATAGCGCATGTGATTGTTCCCCGTTGTTTATTCGGAAACGCGCCAGCCGTGTTTCGCCTTTTCGGCGATCCACTTTGCGCGTTGCTCATGTGTGGATGGGAAGCAAGACCACTCGCGTTCCGGGCCGATATCGTCGGCAGGGATGATGAAGGTCAATTTCAGGCCAGCGGCGGTGCGGCGGGCGATCGCTGCTGCGATGATGGCAGGTGTCTTGGACATGGCCTATTTCCCCGTGGCTAAATGTCGAATATGATTCTTTCTACAACCAGCGACATAAATATGCAAGAGGCTTTTTAGTGATATGACCCTACTCCTGACAAATGAGTTTCCGCTTAGCGATGAAGAGTGCCAGGCGCTGCAGATTGACAAGCGCGAGGCGCACGTGGCTTGGCTCTTGCTTTTTAGCGAACGTGGAGAGTCCGCAATGGTGCGCGCGGGATATTGTAATAGTATTACATGGGATATGCTCAGTTTGAGCAAAAGCTACGCCCGCGCCGTTGAAATCATGACGAAACATTTCCTTTCCGTGGTCGCCGCGCCGGCGGCGCTGGCGGTGCAGTACAAGCTCCTGATAGCGAAAGACACAGCGCCCGGCGTCAAGCACCAGATCGGCAAGACCTTGATGGAGATGGCCGGCTATGGGCAAGGCGAGGCTGGCGATAAGCCGGTTGACCTCGACAAGCTCGACGCCTCGACGCTCGACGCGCTCATCCAGGACCTCGAGGCGCGTAAGCAAGGCATGGCCAAGACGATCAGCCTAACAGCGCTCGGGGGCTCGACGATCGAGGCCGATACCGGGCATAGTGTGCCAGTTAGCGCGCCAGATGATAGCCAACTAGCTGATATGCTTTAGCTTAATACAGCCTCTAGAAGGCGGCATGTCCTCGAAACCGGGCCTCGCCCCCTGGCCGGCTCCACCCCCTGGGGGTGCCCCGCGCCGCAGCTGCTGCACGTGCTAATCCCGATTTTCCTAAGCGAGCGAAAATTTGTCGGTTTCACTCTTGCAAACAGTCCTACATTCATCTACAAAACCAACAGCGGGCTACACAACGACGGGCAGGAAGAAATGCATACTCCCCGGTGCACACCTTCCCACCCCGACCACAACCCGCCAACTCCTGCCGGCAGCGCGCCAACCGTCCCCTCCCGACCATATCGCGCTGCCGGCATCCTTCTCCCCGCAACAGAAAGGCCATCCGGATGTCGCACAACGAACAGCAGATCGAGGCTGAAATCCAGGCCAAGGGCCTGAATGCGCCCCGTCTCACGCCGGCCCTGATTGACGATACGATCCTGGCAGAGCAGTACCACGTGTTCCCCGGAACCACGCTGACCGTCTGCGCGCTGACGCTGCGGAACGGCTTCCAGGTCACGGGCGAAAGCGCCGCCGCAAGCCCCGAAAACTTCGACGAAGCCATTGGCCGCAAGATCGCGCGTGAAAATGCGCGCAACAAGATTTGGGCGCTCGAGGGGTACCTGCTCAAGCAGCATCTGGCCGACGCCGCCGTCCGAGGGAAAACGACCCTCTGTGATGACGACGACATTCCATTCTGAGTTTCATGGCGGGGCGTTAGTCCTCCTAAACTTGCCCGACCGGTGACAGGAACAAGGCGACTCTCGTTGGTGTAGAACCTGGCCGTGACGCCCCGGCCGCTCCCTGAAAAGGGCGGTGCAAATGGAGCGGCCCAAGAGCGCAGACCGGGCATTTCTCAGACCGCTTGCAAGTTGTAACTGCTTGCAACTCGGGTTGCGCCGCAAAATACGGCCTTTTTCGACCCGGAAAGCGCACCGCGCGACATCAACCGCCGCGCACGAAAAAGCCCCGGCAGATGGCCAGGGCTCAAAACTCCGAAAATCAATTGTCGCGGTTTCAGACGGGCCGCTTGCCGAGCCCCAAAATCGCGTCGAGATCGGGCATGAACGCCGATTTCAGCCCCTTGGCCTTTTCCGCCATCTGCATGGCCGCGGCTGGCAGCATGTTGTCGCCGCCGTCGGGCCGCATTCGGGGCGCTTCGGCCTGGGCCGGCATTTCCATGCCGCCGGCGAGGCCCGCGAGCATGGATCCGATCGGCGTTTCGGCCGGGGCAGGGGCGGGCATGGCCATCGGCGCTGCCGGTGCGGCGGTCGGCCAGTTTTCCTGACCTTTGGGCCCGTCGGGTGCGTTGACGGGCATTCCGCCGAACAGGCGCTGCGCGTTTGCGCGATGGCCGCCCATCTGCGAATTGACCTTGTCGGCGACGGTGCCGGGCGCGCCGCCGTTGTTCACGTCGCTGGCACCGTACCGGCCGACCCCGCCGGCGTTGATGGCCGAATAGACGTCCATCAGGCCCATACCGGGTTTGACGCCGGTGGCGCGCAGGTATTTCGCGACCGCGCCGTCGGGGCCAAGCTGCGATCCGACCGGATTGTCCCAGTCAACGCCGTATTGGCGGGCCTGCGGCTCGCCGAACTGGATGAAGCCCTTGTGTTGGCCCCATTGCGTCGTCGGCCCGGTCTTGACGGGGTCGAAAGTGCCGGCGGTTTCGTAGGAAATGGCCGTCGCCAGGTCGAGCGGGTCGATGCCGAGCGACATCGCGGTCGCGCGGATGGCCGCGGCAAGGTCAGTGTTCGGGTTTGCGGCCATTCCGGCGCCTCCTGTCCAACAATTCGTCGAACATACCGCAATCCATTGACCGACAAAAGCCGACACGTTATTTTGCGCTCGTTTCGTCGTTAACGCCGCGTCGCGACCGGTTGTCGGAGATGGCAAACCATGGCGCAGCCGAAGCAATATGAACGATTCGCGGACTTTTTCGGCATGGTGCCGACGAGTGCGTTTCCTGCCGCGCAGGTCGAGACCGAATTCGACCGGGTGAAGGAATCGCTCGATGAGACCCAGGCAGCGCTGGCGGATCTGCGACGGGATGACGGCGAACTGGCCAACGAGACGGTCGGTCTGGACCAGCTGAAACCCGAAGTGACGTCGAACGTCAACGCGAGCGTGGCCGCGGCGGCGGCATCGGCGTCGTCCGCGTCCGGCTCGGCTGCAGCGGCGGATGCGTCGGCGGTCGCGGCAGCGGCTTCCGTCGCCAGTTCGGTAAAACAGTCGGATATCGGCGTCACGGTGCAGGGCTACATCGCCGGGCTGGCGAGCATAACGTCCTACGGCTTCAATCTGGCGGACAGCGTAGACGCGGCGGCGGCGCGGAGCGTGCTCGAGCTCGGGACTGCGGCCACGCAGGCCAGCAGCGCCTTCGCGACCGCAGCGCAGGGCGCTACCGCCGATACCGCGGTCCAGCCGGGCGACCTTGGCACGGCCGCTTACGAAGACACGACGGCGTTTGCCACGGCGGCGCAGGGCGCGACCGCCGATACCGCGGTCCAGCCAAGCGCCAGCCTGACGGCCATCCGGGCGCTGACGCCGGCGGCTGACCGGCTGCCGTACTTCACCAACGGCACGACCGCCGCGCTCGCCACGTTCACCGCTGCCGGACGCGCTCTGGTCGACGACGCAGATGCTGCCGCGCAGCGGACGACACTGGGGCTCACCATCGGAACGAACGTGCAGGCGTATGACGCACTCCTGGCGTCGATCGCCGGGCTCACGGTGGCTGCCGGCGGGTTCATCAGGACGTCGGCGGCAGATACGGCTGTTGCGCAGGCAATCGTCGGCACGGTGTCTCAGTCCGGCGGCACGCCGACAGGCGCAATCGTAGAGCGCGGCAGCAACGCCAACGGCGATTATGTCAAGTATGCGGACGGGACGATGATCTGCTGGTTTACCCTCGCAACCACGGGAAACGTCGATGTGGCGACCGGTGCGCTGTTCTGGCAATCCGCCGGCACCACCTGGACATTCCCCGGCGGGGCGTTCGCAGCCGCACCTACCGTGACCATCTCCGGATCGCGCAACGACTGCGCCTGCGGCGGGTCGATGACCGGCGTTTCGACAAGCGCTGCGACTGTGCGTGCGTGGGCATCGGTGTCGACGGCGGCAGCGATTGCCCTTCGTTGCGTCGCGGCGGGCCGCTGGTTCTGATCGCTGTCGATCGCCATTGACCGACAAAAGCCGACAAGGTAATTTGCCGGCACAATCGTCGTTAATGCCGCGTCGCGAGCGGCTGCCCCGAACGGAGATGGCCCGTGGCGCAGCCGACGAAGTACAATCGAGCGTTCAATTTCGCTAACCAGCAGGCGCTGACACCCGCCACTCCTGTCCCGGCCAACCAGGTCGAGGCCGAGCTCAACCGCGTCAAGCGGACCACCGACGAGATCATCGACAACATCGGCCTCATCCAGCGCGATGACGGTGCGCTGATGAATCAGACGGTTGGCTACGACCAGCTGCAGCCGTCGCTGTCGGTGGGTTTTACGTTGAAGGGGTATTGGGCGGCTGGCTCGGACTATCGCACGGCGGACGGCGTCGTTTACGACGACAAGTTCTATCGGGCGATGGTCACGCACACGTCGACGACCGCCAACCGGCCCGACGTCGATACCGCGACATGGGAATTCCTGTTTTCGATCGCCGATGCGACGATTCCGCCGGGATCGCTCGACATCGGCACGGTGGCGACGGACGGGTCCGTCACGACGGGCAAGCTCGCCGACGGCGCGGTCGGGGCGGCCAAGATCGCTGACGGGGCGGTCGGCACCGACGCCCTGGCGACGGAAGGCATCTTTCGTCCCAAGCTGTTCTCGCACTTCCAGCGCTCGATCCCGCTCAACATGTGGGAGCTAGGCGCGCGCGGCAGCGACAACGAGGACGCGTTGGTCGACGACACCGTGGCCATTCACGCCGCGTTCACGCAGGCTATCTCCGAAGGCCGGGAACTCTACATCCCCGGCACGAACTACAAGATGGACCGCTACCTCAACACGTCCGCGGCACGCAAGCGGGTCTATCTCTCGGGCGACCCGATGGGCAGGCCCATCTTCCACGTCCCGCAGGCTGTCGCCGATGCGACGGGCAGCGCCGGTCGCTTCATCCAGATCGGGCGCGGCAATTTCAGCGACGCGGCCGGCGACGTCACGGGCCTGGCCCTGGCCGAGAATGTCATTCCCGGCATGCGGCGGATCAAGCTCGCCGACGTGACCGGCATCCGGGCCGGCATGGTCCTGACGATCGCGTCGAACCGGCTCTGGTACTATGACGACCGCGGTCAATATTACTGCTCGGAAATGCACCTGATTTCGAAGGTGCTCGAGGCGACCGACGAAGTCGTCATCGACGACTACACCCGTGACGTCTACACGATCGGCGTCGACACCCTCTACATCAAGGCGTGGGAACCGGACACCGGCGAAGTCAACAATATCGGCATCCTGTTCCCGTCATCCGGGCCAGGCGCGGGCACGCGCGGCTTCATGATGGACCGCACCGTCAACTTCCGGGCGCACGAAGTGATGATCGAGGGCTGCACCGGGCCGGGCGCGCTGGCGATCACGCGGGCATGGTTGCCGCGCGTCGACAATTACGAGGTACGTGGCGGCGGGGTGGAACTCGTTGGCGGTTCCATGGGTTACGGCATGTCGGCCAACTCCTGGTACGGCGGCATCGTCACCGGCTTGAAGTCGCGCGGCATGCGCCGGTCGATCGATTTCGACACGACGTCGGCGGCGCAGAACCAGAGCGTCACGCGCGACGTCATCGTGACCGACTTCCACATCACCGGCGGCAACGCGACGTCCGGCGTGGGCGAAATCGTCCAGGCGCCGGAATTCGACAGCGCGACCGGCTGGACGACGAGCACGCCGTGGGCGATCTCCGGAGGCAAGGCGACCCGCACCGGGGGCACCACCGGCAGCCTCTATGCGGCCATCAGCGGGTTCGTGCCCGGCGAAACCGCGTACATCGTGGCCGTCATCAACTCGATCACCGGCGGGGGCATCCGGTTCGGATTCTTCGAAGACACGACACAGCTTTCCGTCACGAGCTACATCACCGAGCCTGGGACCTACACGTTCCCGCTGGCGGTGCCTCCCTCGGCAAACCGGCTGTACGCGCAGGCGGATACGAACGGGGTTTCCTGCGAACTGGAGAGCCTGTCGTTGCAGGCCCCGAGCTTCTTCTATCCGGACGGCGACGCGCCCAACTACGGCATCGGCGGTCACGGCGCGATCGAAGGCATCGTTTTCAGCAAGGGATTCATCAGCGACGTCCAGTACGCCATCAACGTCCGCAACCGCGACACGGTGATCTCCGACGTCAACTTCCGGGGGCGGATGGAGTATTGCGTCTACGCGACGCACGGCACCGGTCTCACGGTGCGCGACAGCAATTATCGCCGCACCGATTTTCCCGACAAGATGGACTCTGCCACGGCGTGGGACACGACGCAGACCGACAAGTTGCCGAAGGCGTTCGTTCGCCTCGGGATCAGCACCGGGTCTGGCGACTGGAAGTACGATGGCATCACCCGGATCAGCAACAACGACGCGCACGGGCTCCGCGAGGCATTCCTGAGCCTGGGCATCACGTCCACCTATTCGGTGAAGAACCTCTTTGTCGAAAACGACAAGGTCGTGATCGGGGCGCCGGCCGGCACCACTTTCGAGTTCATCAAGGTTGAGGGCGGTTCCGGCGAAGCGCGCGTCGGGTACTCCCACATCGATCTCGGCTCGCTGCATGTCTCCAACTACGGCGCCGGCACGTACCGGATGCTGCCGCCGGTGGCGAAGTTCATCATCGGAAGCTCGGGCCACTGGCCGACGCTGGACTGCGCGGTCCAGACGGGCAATCGCCAATGGCGGTTCCTGCTCAACGACGACCTGGTTATCCGCATCCCCAACGCGGCGCCGCAGGGTGAGCGGCTCGGGGTGAAGCTGATCCCGAACGGCGGGGACGGGTACGGCGACTTCCTGGTCGCGCCCGGCTCGGCGACGCTGGTCGACATTGGGGCCATTGGTCCGGACGTCGTCGGGTCGGCCTCCATCCTCACCGATGGGACTTCGGACGGCACGGACGCCAAGTTCAACGTCTTCCTCGATGCCACGACGGGGGACCTCTACCTCAAGAACCGAACCGGCACCGGCCGGCGCTGGATCGTGGAACTGACATGACGGAAGCCATCGATCGCCAGCTGCAGCAGCTTAAAAACGTCAAGGCGCGCAAGGAAGCGCAGACGAACCTGCTGCGCTACGTCCAGCTGCAGATGCCGGACCCGGAACGGCCAGGCATAGCCGAGGCGACCCGGTACACGACGACGCCGCAGGCCATCCTGTTGTGCCAGATCATGGAGAAGGTCGAGCGCGGCGAACTCAAGCGCGTGGCCGTGTCGATCGGGCCGCAGTTGGGCAAATCGGAAGTGCTGTCGCGTGCGTTCCCGGCGTGGTGCACCGGGCGTAACCCATACCGCAACCTGATGCTCGGCACATATAACCAGAACTTCGCCGATGAATTCGGCTCGGAAGTGCGCGGGCGCATCCAGTCGGAAGTCCACCAGAGCATCTTTCCGAAGCACACGCTCGACAAGGGCGCGGTCGACCTTCTGATCACGCCGGAAGGGGGCAAGACCGCGTTTGTCGGCGTCGGCGGCTCCGGTACGGGTAAGCCTGCCGACTTCTTCATCGTCGACGACCCTATCCGCTCCGACGACGACGCGCAGAGCCAGCTTTACCGCGACCGCATCTGGAAATGGTTCAACGCCGTGGTCTTCACCCGTTGCCACTCCAAAAGCGGCATCGTCGTCGTCCACACCCGCTGGCACGGCGACGACCTCATCGGCCGGCTGTGCGACCCGAACCATCCGGAGCGAAACAAGGCGTATGCGGGCATCGCCGACGATTGGGTCTACATCAACCTGCCGGCGGTCGTCGAGGATCCGGCGCTGGCCGAGACGCTCGGGCTCACCCTGGAAGTGCCGACCGAGAAGCGCGTCATCGAGCAGTTCGGCCCGAAGCCGAAATCGGCCCTTTGGCCCGACCGCAAGGGGCTGAGCTTCCTGGCCGAAGCCAAACGCATGGACCCGCGCACCTTCAACGCCCTCTACATGGGAAACCCGACGGGCGAGGACGGCGAGTATTTCAAGGCGGACTGGATCGTCGAATACGACGCCCACGAACTGCCTGACCGGCTGCGCAAGTTCGGCGCGTCCGACCACGCCGTCAGCGAGAAGCAGAAACGCGACTACACGGTGCTCGGCTGCATCGGCGTCTGCGAGAACGACATCGCGTGGGTGATGCCCGACCTGGCATGGGACCGGATGGCCACCGATCGCACGGTCGAGGAAATGCTGCTGCAGTTCCGGCTGCACAAGCCCGAACTCTGGTGGATGGAAGATGAATTGATTTCAAAGTCTTTCGGGCCTTTCCTGCACAAACGGATGATCGAAGAACGCCTCTATGTGACGATCGACCCCGTCCGACCGGCCAAGGACAAGCAGACCCGCGCCCGCGCCATCCAGGGCCGCATGTCGCTCAAACAGGTGCGGTTCCCGCGCTTTGCGCCGTGGTGGCAGGACGCGAAGTCGCAGATCCTGCGGTTCCCGTTCGGCGCCAACGACGACTTCGTCGACTGGCTGGCCCACATCGGCATGGGCATCCTGAAAGAGGTCGGACCCGTGAAGGAACGGGCCGTCGACAACGTGATCCGCGTCGGATCCCCCCAATGGACAATCCGGCAGGCGATGCTGCGGTCGCAGCGTGAAAAACGAGAGAAAGTGAGCGGTGGCTGGTGATGGCTGAGACCGAAGTCCTGGATAGCGCGACCCCGACCCCGCCGGCACCGACCGCGCAGGAGCCTTCTCCGACCGCGGACGTGCCGGAAGCTACGCGCTTGCTCGTCAAGCAGTGGACCGATCGCGTCTGCAAGGCGAAGGAGCACTACAAGAAGACATTCAAGCGGATGCGCGAGAACCAGGACTTCGCCCGCCTCGGCGCGACGAAGGAATGGGCAGAGAGTGGCAAATACACCGTGCCGATCCTGGCGCGCCACATCAACCAGACGGTCAGCGCGATCTACGCCCGCAATCCGAAAAGCATCGCCGAGCGCCGCAAGCGCCTGATGTTCTCGGTGTGGGACGGCCGCGAGGACTCCCTGACCGCGGCGATGGAGATGGCGGCCATGGGCGACCCCCAGGGCATGGCCATCCTGCAGGAAATCCAGCAGGCCATGCAGGCCAACCTGATGCTCGATCGCATGGGCCAGACCGTGTCGCTGCTGTGGCAGTATTATCTCGACGAGCAGGGCGCCAACTACAAGCAGCAGTTCAAGGCGCTCGTGCGCCGCGCGAAGGTCTGCAAGGTCGGATGGGTGAAGCTGTCGTATCAGCGCATTCTCGAGCCGAATCCCGACGTCGCCGCGCAGATCCCCGACATCACGTCCAAGATCGAAAACATAGAGCTCGCCCTGTCGAAGATGGAAACGGGCGACGCCGCCTACGGCGAGCAGTCGGCCGAGAAGGAGCAACTGCGGCTCAACCTGGCTGATCTCGAGCGCGACAAGGAAATGGTCGTTCGCGAAGGGCCGGTGCTGTCGTTCCCGCGCGCCAACCAGGTCATCGTCGACCCGGAATGCACGCACCTGAAAACGCTGTCCGGCGCCGGATGGGTAGCCGAGGAATTCGAAAAGTCGCCCGACGAGATCCTGAAACTCTACAAGGTCGATATCAAGACGGATTTCAAGTGGTATGCGTCCGACGGCAACCCATACGACAAAGATCCGAAGGACTGCAAGGCGCGCGTATACCAGGTGCACGACAAGGAAAATCAGCAGGAGTTCGTGATCTGCGAGGGCTATCCGGGATTCCTGCGCGAGCCGAAGACGCCCGACGTCTGGCTCGAGCGCTTCTGGCCATACTTCCCGCTCGTGTTCAACGAGATCGAGCACGATTGCGAACTCTATCCGCAGAGCGACGTCGAGCACGCCAAGGATATCCAGAACGAGTATAACCGCTCGCGCGAAGGACTGCGCCAGCACCGTATCGCCGCGCGGCCGTACTATGTGACGGCCAAGGGGCTCGAGAAGGACGAAAAGGACCGGCTGGCCTACCACGGCGACCACGAAATCATCGAAATGCCGACGCTGGCCGCGGACCAGAAGGTCTCCGATCTCATCCAGCGCGGCCCGGTGGCCAACATCGATCCGAACCTCTACGAGGTCGAGGGCGTTTTCAACGACCTCATGCGCGCCGTCGGCACGCAGGAAGCGCAACTCGGCGGCATGAGCGGCGGCACCGCGACCGAGGCGTCGATCGGCGAGCAGAGCACGGCGACGTCAAAGTCCGACAATGTCGACGACCTCGACGAAATGCTGAGCGATCTGTTCCGCGCCGCGGGGCAGGTGATGTTCATGAACGTCCAGAAGCAGACGGTCGTCGAGATCGTCGGCCCCGGCGCGGTGTGGCCGGACACGCTGATGTCGCGCAACGAAGCGTCGAAAGAGATTCTGCTGACGATGGAAGCCGGTTCATCCGGACGGCCGAATCGGGCCGCCGAACTGGCCAACCTCGAGCGCGCGGCGCCGTATCTCATGCAGATTCCGGGGATCAATCCGAAACCGTTGTCGAAGAAGTGGGCGGGCCTGCTTGATCTCGATCCGGACGAACTGAACGCAGAAGGCGCGCCGTCCATCACCGCGATCAACGCGATGATGTCGAAAATGGCCGTGGGCGGCGGGCCGGTCGGCGGCGACCCGGCGAGCGATCCGAACGCGCAAGGCGGGCAGGGGGCGCAGAACGCGCCTTCGACGCAGGCCAATGAACCCGGCCCGCAGCCGGGTTATCCCGCGCCGGCGCCGGGCGCCGCTTGACGAGAATGTCGAAAGATGCGAATAAAAGCGAACGACACCGTTCGCGTGTCGCAGGAGATTTGGACGTATGACCGATTCGTCAACGGCTGGCGCCGACACCGGTGTCGTGGAAGTTTCGGGCGTTTCCCAGGCAGAGTCGCCCCCTGCCAACGAAGGTGTAAAAAGCTACGAGGACGCGATCGACGCGGCGCTCGGTAGTACGGAGGAATCACCGGCCTCTGCGAGTGGTGACGAAGCTTCGACTTCAAAGCCCACGGGCGAAACGGTCAAGGCCGACGAGGGAGGCGAAAACGGGTCAGACGGCCCGCAGGACCCGACCGAAGACGAGCTCAAGAGCTATTCTCACACCGCTCAAAGTCGCATCCGCGAACTGGTCGATCGTCGAAAGGCGGCTGAAAGCCAGATCACGGAACGGGACCAGCAGATCGAAGAGTTACGGCCGCGTGCCGAGCGCATCGATAAACTGGAATCCTTCATGCGGGCCAACTCGGTCAGCCATCAGGACCTGGACAACGCGGTGAACATCTCCGCACTGATCCAGACCGGGCGGTACGACCAGGCCCTGCAGCTGATGGGGCCGATCTATCAGGAGCTTCTTGATAGGACCGGCAACATCCTTCCGCAGGAACTGCAGCAGGAAGTCGAGGCCGGGTACATCACCCGCCAACGCGCCCTGGAACTGCACAAGTCGCGGAAGTCCAGCGAGAACGCGACTGCGAGAGAGAAAGCCGCGACCGAGCGAGACCAGCGTGAAAGCGCTGAGCGAGCACACGCCAACCGCGTCGACATGATGACGCGCGCCGGCGACGCCTGGGCAGCGCAGAAGAAAACTTCCGATCCGGATTGGTCAACGAAGCAGGACCTCGTCAACAGCGAGCTTGAACTGCAGTTGCGCCGGATTGCCCAATCAGCACCGCAGGATCTGCCGAGCGACATCGCCGGCGTCCGGAAATTGCTGGATGGGTGCCTCAAGACGGTTGAAGGCCGTCTCAAGGTTTTCCGCCCCGCACCGCAGGCAATCACGCCGACGACGGGCCGCCCTGCCGGCGCTGGCGCTCAGTCGAAGCCTGCAACCTACATGGACGCGATCAACCAGGCTTTGGGCGAGTAGTCAGCCGAATCCTTGAAAGGGATTAGGCAATGTCTTTTACGGCTCAGGAAATCGAAAACGTCGCCAACGCGGCAATCGACTACCACTACAAGACCCCCGACGTGCGCTCGCAGTCGCTGCAGGAGAAGCCGCTTCTCAAGGCCATGATGGCCAAGGAAGAGTCCTTCCCCGGCGGCAAGGAAGAGATCACCTTCGGCGTCAAGGGTGAATACACCACTGACATCCAGGGTTTCGAGCACAACGACACGGTCGGCTACGCCAACCCGGCGAACATCAAGCGGGGCCGCGCCCCGTGGAAGCTGATCCACTCGGGCATCGAAGTCACGATGCACGAACTGCTCAAGGACGGCATCTCCGTCACCGACACTTCGAACGGTGAAGGCGAGCGCAAGCACTCGCAGCGCGACAAGACTGTTCTCGCCAACCTGATGAAGGACAAGGTCGAGGACATGATGGAAGGCACCGACCGGGGCATGAACAACATGTTCTGGATGGATGGTTCCCAGGACGCCAAGGAGGTCCCCGGCATCCGGTCCTTCGTGCTCGACGACCCGACCACGGCCACCGTCGTTCTCGGCATCGACCAGTCGGCAAACGCCTGGTGGCGCAACCGCGCGTCGCTCGGTCTCAGCACCGCAAGCGCCGATGCACAGCTTGTCGTCCAGAAGCTCCAGAGCGAATGGCGCCAGCTGCGTCGCTACGGCGGCCGTCCGGACTCCGTTCTCTGCGGCTCCGCGTGGCTGGAGTGGATGGAGAAGGAACTGCGCGCCAAGGGCAATTACACGCTCGAGGGCTGGACCGCGAAGAAGTCGACCGATGCCTCCATCGCCGACATCAGCTTCAAGGGCGTGAATTTCGAGTACGACCCGACGCTCGACGACATGGGCCGCTCGAAATACTGCTACGTGCTCGACACGAAGCGCCTGCACCCGATGGTCATCGAAGGCGAAAGCATGAAGAAGCACAATCCGGCTCGCCCCGAGTCGAAGTACGTCTTCTACCGTGCTCTCACCTGGGTCGGCGGCCTCGTCTGCACGCAGCGCAACGCGCAGGGCGTTTACTCGATCGCTTGATCACTGATCGCGGCGGCTTCGGCTGCCGCTTTCGTCATCACGAAACCCGGAGATTAGGCAAATGGCAACTTTCGATAAAATCACGGTGACGCCGTCGTCCGCAGTGGCGACGGACGCTACCGTCACGTTCACCTACCCCGGCGGCCGCAATGCCGCCAGCTACGCGCAGTCCGGCGAAGTTCTCGTCGCATCGGGCCTGCAGAACGTACTGGCCCAGGCCGCCGACACGTTCACGCTGTCCTACGGCGGGTCCTCGGCGACGCTGACATACAAGGACGCGACGTCGCTCCCGGCCGGCAAGCCGTTGGTGCTGCAGCTTCCGCTCGCGGAGTATGCGGACATCGTCGCGCTGACCGACAGTACGGGCGGCACGGCGTCGAACACGCTCGCGGATGTCCCCGGCTCCTACACCGAGGCGACGCTGGCCAACCAGCTGGCGTCCCTGGCAGCGAAAACCAACCAGCTTGTCGCCGGCTACAACCTTCTCAAGAGCCAGCTGAACAACCAGAACCTGCTGCCGTAACTGTCGAAGGTATCGACATTTTGTCGACCTACAGATAACGTGAGGGGGACCGGGCGACCGGCCCCCTTCTGCTCAAGCAAGGATGCGAGACATGCACCTTTACAACTGCAAGGTCCGGCTTTCCGGATCCCTCTATAACGAAGTCCCCAAATCGCAGATTTCCGCAGCCGAGATTATCGTCCTGCGCACCATCCACGGCGCTGACTCCGTCGCCGACATCGTACCGGCCGGCGAGGCCAAGATGAGCTCGATCCAGCTGCGCGGCGAACTCACGCTGATGTACGGCAAGGCGCTCCGCACCATCGACGAAATCCGCTCCATCAACGGCATCTTCGGCGTTGCTGGCGAACTGCCCGAGCACCTTCCGGGCTTCGCGCCCGAGAAGAAGGGCAAGGCGAAGGCCGAGCCCAAGCCGGTCATCGACGAAGCCGACCTCGCGGATGACGACGAGATCGCCCGCCTGGCCGAAGGTCTCGAGTAAGGAGCCGGCCGATGGCGCGGGGCGTTGCGTTCAGCGAACTGATCTTGCAGTTGCGGGCGGAACTCCGTCGATCGCAAAGCCCCGCCGTTGGCGTCGAGGACATCGCGTCCTTGAAGCAGACTCTCAACAGAAACGCCCAAGTGCTTGCGATGCGCAGGAATTGGGAGTTTCTGCTGCGGAAGTTCCCCCGCATCACGCTCAATGGCGGTCAGCGCTACTACGATCTGCCCGCAGGGCTCGACCTCGAGCGCATCACGGTCGCCAAGGTCAAGTATGGCGGGTCCTTCTACCACCTGCGCCGCGGCATCAATTTCGAGGACTACGAGGCGTTCGACCCGGAAGAGAACGAACGGTCCTCGCCGGCGCTCAAGTGGGGCACGCAGTTCGACATCACCGCCAACCGCACGCAGGTCGAAATCTGGCCCTTGCCGGATAGCTCGGCGCAATACCTCTACTTCGAAGGCTACCAGCGCGCCGACACGATGGTCAGCGACAGCGATCTTTGCCTGGTCGACGACATCGTCGTCGTGCTGCTTTCGGCGGCGGAACTGCTGATGCCGGTCGACGCCGCCGGAGCCAAGGCCAAGGTCGACATTGCCAACGAACACCTTCGCCTGCTCGGCGTCCGAGCCAGCCTCTCCGATCAATCACCGGTGCAGATCGGGCTGCAGAGCGGCCGGGACCGCTATGAGAGCGGCCGGGCCGTCGTGCGAATCTCAGGCATGGACTGATGGCGTATTTAGCGGTCAACGACTTCAAGTACGGCATGGACCGCCGCCGGCCACGCGCGGTCGGCATCCCCGGCACACTCTGGCGCCTGCAGAACGGTTTCATCACCCGTGGCGGCGATATCGAGCGCGCGAAGAAGTTCGTTGCGACGCACACCCTTCCGGAGGGGACATTCGGCCTCGCCGAACTGGACGACCAGCTTTACGTGTTTGGCAGTGCGGAGACGGCCCCGGCAGGGCTGCCGCCTGACATCCAGTACCAGCGCTTGCAGGCCGAGATTCCGGGGGGCACGTCGGAAATGTCCTACGACATGCGTCGAATCTACGACGTCAAGGATTTCGACGGGAAGCTCTATGTGGTGGCTGGCTACGAAAACGGGTCTGTCCACCACTACTACGACGGCACGGTGATCTCAGATTGGGACACGCTCGCGGAGGAAACGTCGTCGTTCGGGACCGTGGCGCAGCGGCTGACGCGCATGATCAACGACAATCCGGCCGTCTTGGCGCGACACGCGGGGCGCAGAGTCTTCATCGAGGCGAAAGTCCCCGGCGTCGACTTCACCCTGACCACGCAGACGGCAAGCGGCGACACGCCGAGCTCGGCGCCGACGGCCGTGATCACGATCTTGCGCGCCAACGTGGTCGCTGTCGCCGAGGCGAAAGCCAGCGGCACAATCCAGGTCACTGGCGGCAGTGTGGGGCCGGGCAACCAGATTTCGGCGCTGACCGTCAACGGCGCATCCATCATCTCGGCCCCTGTTCTGTGGTCGAGCTCGGACGAGCACACCGCTAACGTGCTTTCCATCGCGATCAACAACGGCGCCTCGGTGCATGGCTACGACGCCACCGTGGCCGGCGATACGGTCACGATCACGGCTGCGGAGGGGCTCGGCGCGACGGCGAACGGATGGGTGGTCGCAGCCACGGTCGAAGGTACCGCCGCGGTGGGCACGACCAACATGTCCGGCGGCGTTACGACGGTGAATCCGGTCGCGAAACTGGCCCAGGTCGAGATCGGCGGGGACACATTCGGCGAAAACTATATGTGGCGGATCACGCTGAACGGTATCCGTTATCCGACGACCGGGCGCGCCTCGCGCGTCGCACTGTCCGTGCTGGTGCACAAGCAGCGCATATGGGCGCCGATCGCGCACCGAATCCAGTACAGCAAGCTGAATGACCCGACCAACTGGTCCGACGCAACAGCGTCGAGCGGCGCGGGCTACATCGGCGTCTCGACGCAGACGAACGGCAAGGTCGATCTCCTGGGGGCCGCCGAATACAACGGCAAGGTCGCGTTCTTTGCCCGCAGCACCGTCGTGATCTACACGCTTGCCGCCGACGCACAGAATATCCAGTTCGCGCAAGCGCTGGAAAACACGGGCACCTTGGCGGCCGGGTCGATCGTCTCCTACGGCGCCAACGATGTCTACTACCTGGACATGAGCGGCGTGCGGTCGCTGCGCAGCCGGGATGGCTACGACGCCGCTTTCGCCAGTGACATCGGCAACGCGATCGACCCGTACATCCAGGAACTGCTCGGCGATACGGAGGATCTTGAGGTCGGCCGGGCCAAAAGCATCGTCGAGGGCAGGGACGGCCGCTTCTTCATGGCCATCGGCGACCAGATCGTCGTGCTGTCCTATTTCCCGACGTCGAAGATCACCGCATGGTCGTACCTCGACGTCGGCGCGCCGGTCGACGAGATCGTTCGGACGACGCAAGACGTCTATCTGCGGTCTGGCAACACGATCTACACCTATGGCGGCGCCGATCGCCGCGCATACCCCGACGACGAAGAATTTCCGGTCGTGGTGGAGACGCCATTCCTGTCGGCGCAGGACCCGGCATCAATGAAGCAGCTGCGCAGCTACGACCACGCGGCATCGAACGTCTGGAAGGTCGAAGTGCTTGTCGACCCGAATGATGAGACGAAGACGGTCGAGGTCGGTCGACTGGACGGCGTGACGTATGGCCGCGAGGCGGCGTGGATGCCGGGTTATGTCGGGGTTTTCGCCATGCGCTACACCTGCGACACGGCGGGCTATGCGTCGCTTTCTTCGACGGCAACGCACTTCCAGGGCGGGGAGAAGCAATGATCGTTGAGGCGCGCGCCGAGCATGTCGTCCATGTGTTCGCCAGATTGTGCCCTCAGACGAAAGCGGAAATGGCCATCTACGGGTGGGACCGGGACACGGTGCTCGACAGGTACCTCAAGTTCGCCGCGCGGGGCGAGCACTTCGCGATCCTCGAGCGCGGCGCACCTATCAGCCTCATCGCATTCGCGCAGGAAGGAGAATCGGTGCTGACGTTCATGGTGGGCGCCGACGGGTTTTTCGAGCGCAGCCTCGGCCGCCGCCGCGAGTTCCAGCGGTTCATGAAGGAGCGGGCAGCCGAGTACGGAGACATCTTCACCATCTCCAAATCCCCCGACCCGAATTTCCCACGCTGGATGAAGGCCATGGGCGCCGTCGGCATCGGAGAATACAAGGGCGACAAAGTTTTCCTGTGGGCGTGACACGCCCGAGGTTTTTTGTTAGTTTCGGCCATTCTCGCAGTCGTTACGAGCCGGATGTCGCTGCCCCGGTGTTCTGGTAACCCAGGGACGACAGCGATGTGCGGTGGCGGCGGCGGCGATAAGCCTTACAATCCATATGAAGACGACAAGTGGGAGCTTTACCGCACCCAGTTCGACACGTGGGCGAAGGACAACGTCGCTGCTGCCAAAAAAGGCGGCAATCTCTCCAAACTCTCCAATCTCGACGCATGGGAGCCCTCGCGCGACAAGTTCGGCTCCGACGCGCGTGCGAGCATGGAAATGCAGGAGATGGAGCGCCAGTACCTGCTCGATCTCGGCAAGACCGCCATCGACAAGCGTTTCACCAAGTTCGACGACAAGTATTTCTCCGACTACCGCGACGACTACACCGGCTACTACAATCCCCAGGTCACGGACCAGTTCAACAAGACCGGCGACAAGCTGGTCGCGACGCTGGCTGACCGGGGCATGCTGGATTCGTCGGTCGGCAACGCTTCGCGCGCCGATCTGTCGAAAGAGTATTCTACGGCGAAGACGAACATCGCCAATGAGGCGCTCGACGCTTCGAACAAGCTGCGGAGTTCGGTCGAGCAGTCCAAATCGAATCTCTACTCCATCAACGAGGCGTCCGCCGACCCGATGAGCGTCAACGCGCAGGCGCAGGGTGCCGCGACGACGCTCGTGGCCCCGCCGCAGTACTCGCCCCTTGGCCAAATCTTCGCGAGCGCGCTCACGCCGTTCCAGAATTACGTCCAGGCTTCGTCGTCTGCCCCGACGCGCAGCTACACGAGCAATTACTCGACCAAGGGGTCGGGAAGGGTGGTGCAATAATGTGTTTCGGACTTGAAGCCGCTTGGTTGCCGGCCCTTCTCGGCGCCGGTCTCAGCGTGGCCGGCACGGTCACGCAACAGAAGCAGCAGGAAAAGCAGCAGCGAGAGATCGCCGAGGCCCGCAACCAGGCCATGCGCGAAACGTTGGTCAAGAACAAGCAGCTTGCCGAAGAAGGCCGCGACACGTTCAACAAGCGCATGTCCGACGCATCTGCCGAGCAAATGGAAGCCGACCAGCAGAAGGCGCAGGACACCCGGTCGGATGAGCTCACCGAGGCTGCGGCAGCCCCCGCGGACGAAGCGGCCGGCGCGGCTGTCGCGCCCATTTCCGGTTCGGAGCCCGAACTTGTTTCCGGCGATATGGCCCGGCGCATGAAAGCCGCCTTGGGCGAGAGCAAGGAACAGGCCAAGGCCCTCGGCCGGTTGGGCAGCTACGGTGACATGCTGCTCGAGCAGAATTTCCTCGACACGCAGGCCGGCCGCGACATCGGCACATCTTCGAACAAGGCCGCGGGCAACTCAGCCATCATGCCCTACGCGCAGGATTTCGCCGAGCAGCATGCGTACCGGCCGATCTCGCCGATCGGCGGGATCCTGCAGGGGCTCGGTGGGCTGGTCGGCAGCTACGGCGGGTCCAGCAGCGCCAACATGCCGCGTCGTAAATACTCAACGCCGTTCACCGGGTGACCTGATGCCGAAGATTCTAAGCTCGTTCAGCGGCCCCGACCCGATCGCACAGACGCTGTCGTCGCTCGGCCGGCAGCTGTTCGGCGGCGACAAGACGGCGTCCGCGCTCAACAACGAGAAGCTCTATGCTGCACAGCGTGAGAACGCCGAGCGCGACAACCTGATGGCTCGCGTCGCCGCCGGCGGGGCGCACACGCTTGGCGCGGATCCGACGGTCCAGGCCATCTTGCTCGGTTCCGGCATCGACCCGGCGCAGTTCGCCGAGATCGGCCGCATGGGCTCGGCGACCGGCTACGGCGCAGAGGACCCGCGCACCGCCAACTGGCAGGTGGCGGCCGGACAGGCGTACTCGAGCACCGCGCCGGCGTTCAACACGACGATGGCCGAGACGCGCCGGGCAAACGACCTCGACAGCGCCGACAAGCGATTCGCCGTGACCACGGCCGATGCGACTGACCGGTACAAGCACGACACGCTGTCCGCCGCCGACGCGCTGACCGACAACACCAAGCGGTACGGGCTTGGCCTCGAGGACGCGACGAAGCGTTTCGGCATCGAGACGAACGCCGGCATCGAGCGCGCGAAGCCGTACGCCGCGCTCGACGCGACCGGGCAGCCGGTGCTTGTTCCGATTGGGAACGCAGCCAATGGCCAGTACCAGCCGGTGTTGTCCGATACCGATCGCCGGGGCACCCTGCTCGGGCAGAACTTCGACAACCTCGACACGCTGAACCCGCAGCAGCAGGAAGTGCTCGGCGCGCGCGTGACCGGCGACAAGGCCGGCACGATCAAGAATTACATCTTCCCCGGCCCGGATGGCCGCAACGGTGTGATGCTGACGACCAACGGCGTAACCGATCTTTCCGGCAACCCGCTCCCGCCGGGCGGCTACGTCGGTACGGTCGAGGGCGGCGCGGCCGACGTGGGCGTGACGAACGCCGTCGCGACCGACATGCAGGGCAACGTGATCGCCAACAAGAAGTTCGAGCAACTTGTCGGCATGGGCATGGAACTCACGAAAGATCCTACGCTTTTCGGCGCGCAGGGCCGCGTCCGGTCGCTTGCTCAGGAACTCGCCGCCGGTGTGAGCGGCATGTCCGCTGTGCTCGGGTCGAACGTCGAAGAAGCGCGCAGCGTCCTTGCGCAGGACCTGGCCCCGACCGGCCTCGACGCCCGGCGGATTCTCCCCGAGCTCTACGACCCGAACCTGCCGAAGGTGGACACGGTTTGGGGCCTTCTGGTCTTCCAGGGCGCATCGGCATTGGCCGGGCAGGAAAACCGCTCGGTGTCCGATAAGGATGTCCAGGCCATGCGCCAGATCCTCGGCGACCCGAAGTCGGTCTTCGCCAGCGCGCAGATGATGCAGTCGAAGCTACAGTCTGCGCTCGAGATCGTCGCCATCAACGACCGCGTGGCCCGCGAGGCCCTCGGCGGCAAGGCACCGGTGACGCCGAACGCCCCCGCCGACGGTCTCAACCGGACGACCACTGGCGCCGCGTGGAGGGTCGTGCCGAATGCCGCTCCTTGAGGTAAATGGCCAGCGCGTCGAGGTCGACGAGAGCTTTATGTCGATGACACCGGAGCAGCAGAACGCGACGGTCGACGAGATCGCGCGTTCGCTCGGCAGCGCGGCGCCCGCGCCAACGCCGACAGCTTCGGCTCCCACTGCTGCACCGGCCGCACCCGCAGCACCCCCGGCCCCCGCATGGGACCAGGTTGGCGCTAGCGGCATTCCCGGCTCGGCCGTTGAGCCTGCGCCGGTCGCACCGCCAAACCAGGGCGCATCCGTTCCGGTCTACCTCGGCCAGCGCGCCGATCGAGCCATCGCCGACGTGCTCGGTGCGCCGGTCGATCTGGCCACCATGGCTGCCAATGCCGGTCTCGCAACCGCGGATGCCATCGCCAGCCCGTTTGGCGGCAGTGTCGACGCGCGCGTGCCGCCGAACGCGATCGGTTCGTCGGACTGGATCGCCGACAAGGCGTCCGACCTCTACGAGCACACCGGCGGCACGGTCGTCGACAAGGACGCCGTCTCGCCGGGCGTGCAGTTGGCAGGGGAGGGGGTCCGCTTCGGCACGGCAGCACTTCTGCCGAGCATGGGCCTGGCCGCCGGCGGAAAGCAGATGGCCGCCGCGCTGCCGGGGCCGGCCGGCCGCACCGTCGACGCGCTTTCCGACGCGTACACCGGCAATGCGAGCAAGCAGATCATCGGCGACACGATGGCCGGCGCCGGCTCGGGCATCGCCATGGAAGGGTACGAGGACTATGTGCCCGAAGCCGTTCAGCAGGCGCTTGGCCCGTTCGGCAAGATCATCGCCGCGATCGTTGGCGGCGTAGGCGGGGGCACCGCGGCGTCGATCGGCGACAGCGCGACCAACTTCGCGCGTGGCAAGTTCGAAGATGCGTTTGTGCCGCCCGACCCGAGCACGCCGATCGACCCGGCTACGAACCGGCCCTACGCCCGTCGCGACATGGATATGGCCGCGCGCATCGCGCAGAACCAGCCGACCAACCGCGCGCAGGCGATCGACAACATCGATACGGGCCAACGGCAGTTCCAGCAGTTCGCCAACGAGAGCGAGATGCCGACGACCGGCATGCTCGCCGACGACATCGGTATGGCGATGCAGGAACGCATCGCGCGCGCCAAGGATCCGCAGCGCTTCGCCGAGCGCGACTCGGCCCGTAATGCGCTTGCCGATCAACGACTCGACGCCTCCGTGCCCCGTGGCGCCGACGGTCGCGCCATGGTCGAGACGGCGACGAAGCAGTACGACGACACCCTTGGGACGGCCCGGCAGAACGTCGAGGACGCGCAGGGGCGCAAGGCGACTGCTGACGCGGAGATCGCCCGCCAGAACGCAGAACTCCGCGAGTTCGGCACGCGCCAGGGCGAAGCCTCCGCAGGGCTCGATGACGCGTACCGCACGGCGCAGCGGTCCTCGCAGGACGCGAAGAACGCTCGCTACGACGCTGTCGCCGACGAGACGCCTGTCGACGGCCAGCGCATCTATGAAGAGATGATGGCGATCGAGGAAAGCGTGCCCCGCGCGGCACGCACCGGCTCAGACTACTCCGGTGCGTCGAAGCGCCTGCGCGATCTGCTGACCGAAGAGACCGACGAAGGCGTGGCCATCCGCGACATCACTTACGGCGACGCGAAGGTGCTCAAGGCCGAAATCAGCGCCATGCGCCAGGAGGCAGTCGCCGCCGGCCGGGACGTCGGGTATCTCGACAAGGTCAACCGGTTGCTCGGCGACGTGATCGACGAGACCAACCCCGAGGCCGCGCGCTTCTACAAGGAAGAGTATGCGCCCCGCTACAAGACGGGCAGGGCGGGGGAGTACACGGCCGCGCTCAAGCGTTCCGCCCGCACCGGCGAAGAGTCCAGCGGCACGCGCCCGACCGAGTTCGGCGACAAATTCCTCAAGAAGCCGGAAGACGCGAACGCGTTGCGCCGCGCCGTCGATGTTGACGGCAACCCGGTCACGGCCGAGAACGCCACCAACTGGATGCTCGGCGACCTGGCCAAGTCCAATGTGCTGACCGACAAGGCCGAGCTCCGCTTCGATCGGTTCAAGGCGTGGTCCAACCGCAACAAGGCCGTCATCGACCAGTTCCCCGACATGCGCCGGCGGGTCGACGAAGAACTGCGCCGCGCCGAGCAGGGCGGCAAGCTGTCGAAGCGGCTGGCCCAGGAAGTGGCCGACGCCGAGGCCAACCTCACCGCGACCGGCAAGGACCTGAACCGCAGCGCGCTCGCACACGCGATCGGCAAGGACCCGCGCAATACGATCGCCTCAATCATGGGCAGCGGCGACCCCGAGAAGCAGATGGCCGAACTCGCCGACCGCCTGAAAGGCGACCAGCGGGCGACCGACGGGCTCAAGGCTGCGACGCGCGACTGGATTCGAGGCAAGGTCCGCACGACGGCGCGCAACGTCGGCAATCCCGATAGCGAGAAGCTCAGCCGGGCCAAGCTCGACCAACTGTTCAGCGAGCACGAAAAGACGCTGTCCAAGGTCTACAGCCCGGAAGAGATGAACGCGCTGCGCCAGGCGCACGCGCTGACGGACATCGTCGCCAACATCGATGTGCGGGCGACGGCAGGCAGCGAGACCTTTGAGAAGTTCATGGCGGCCGACAAGGACAAGGTCGGCAAACGCTGGCGCATGGCCGAGGCGGCGCTCAAGGCCAAGTACGGCGTCCTCAAGGGTGGCGGTCTGTTCCGCACGCTGCGGCTGTTCGTCGACGCGCTCCCCAACGACACGAAGTCCGTCGAAAATGTCCTGTTCGAAATGAACTTCAATCCCGACCTGGCGAAGCACCTGTTGACGCGCAACGTGCGCGAGATCGGCACGCCGGCGTGGAACGGCAAACTCAATCGCCTGATGGCCGTGGCGGCGGGGAACCGCGATGCCGAGGGCGTCGACTCTAACGAAGAAGCGAGACCGACAAAATGATCCCCGTTTCCGCTGCGCAGATCCGCCTGGCCGCAAAGGGCCGAATCAACGAGTTCAACCTCGAATCCGTGATGGTCGCGCTCGAGCAGTTCGGCGACCAGCTTGGCATGAACCGGCCGCACCGGCTGGCGCAGTATTTCCCGCAGCTGATGCACGAAAGCGGCGACTTCAAATACGACCAGGAGATTTGGGGGCCGACGCCGGCGCAGAGCCGCTACGACACCCGCACCGACCTCGGCAACACGCCGGCGAAGGATGGCGATGGCTATCGCTACCGCGGTCGGACGGGCATGCAGTTGACAGGCAAGGCCAACTACGCCGGCTTCCGCGACTGGTGCAAGAACCAGGGCTTCGACTGCCCCGACTTCGTGCTCTATCCGGACAAGGTCAATACCGACCCTTGGGAAGGGCTGGTGCCGCTGTTCTACTGGACGACGCGCGGCCTGAACAAGTGGGCGGACCAGGGCGACGTCGAGACCATCACGAAGAAGATCAACGGCGGGAAGAACGGCTTTGCCGATCGTGTCGACCGCCTCGGCCGTGTGTCGCTCGTTCTGCTCGGATACGGGCCGGCAGAGGTCCGCAAGTTCCAGGCCGACCACAAGCTCGACATCGATGGCGACGTCGGGCCGAAGACGCGCGCGGCGCTGCACAAGGCCCTGGTGGCCCTGACGCCGGGCGAATCGGCCAAGCCCGCGGTAACGGCGGCGCCCGTAGTCGAGGCCGTCGTGCCCGAATCGGTCGTTCAAGAGGTCAAGACGAAGGCCGACCGGACCAGTTGGCTCGTGGCCGCAGGCGGCACTCTCGGCACGATCGTCACCGGGGCGCTTGGCGCGGACTGGCAGACGGTCGTGGCGATCGGCGGCGTTTCGATCGTTGCCATCGGGCTCATCATCCTCCTGCGGCGCCAGATCGTTTCCGTCGTGCGCGAAATCTCGGCGGCGCTGGCATGAACATCTGGCCCCGCGTTCTCATCGGCGTAGCAATCGCCGCCGCACTGATAGGGCTCTACTCGATCATCTACGACCAAGGTGCCGAAAGCGTGCGCACCGGCATCGAAAGGCAGAACAATGAAGCAGGCAATTCCGCTGATCTTGCTCGGGGCGCTTACGATCGTTGTCGTGACCGCGGGTGGGTGTACCAGTTCGACACCGGCAAGTGTGTCCGGCCTACGCAGGGTCGTGGGAACTGATCTCGTCGGCGCCAAGGGGCTGACCGACGCCGACCAACGCAAGATCGATCGCACCGTCGTCGGGCTGTGCGGTAGCGATATCTGGACGAAAGACGAGTGTGCAGCGCATGGGGCAGGGCGGTAACAGAGGCATGTTCATGGCGGAAGATGGCGCGATTCTCACATTAATAATGGCCCGTTTGGAAGAAGTTGCCGTAAATCAGCGCGATTTGCAGACTCAAATGCGCGAGTCGGAACGTTTGTCGACCGAAAGTCGACGTCGCGTGCATGAAAAACAGGATGTTCAAAATCAGCTTTTGCTGAAACTCGACCACAGGTTGAGCACTGTCGAGAAGGCCGTAGAGGCCGAAGCGCCCACATGGGCGGAATTTAGAGCCCTCAAGGCCCGCGCTGCCGGCGCCGGATCGCTTGGTCGCGCCCTATGGAAAGTGGGGGCCTGGCTGGTGGTTTTGGTGGGTGCGTTTTACGCGTTAAGGAATGATATCGCAGCGTTTTGGCATTGGATGATGTCTCGCTAAATTAGCACTTTTTACGAGTAGCAAAACCGTACCGCCGGTTCGGTATCCAAAACGCGGCCATTTCGTCAAATCAAAATCCTGTCATCAAACAAATAAAATACTCTTGCAAACTAAGGTAGAGGCCACTATGTTGGTTTTTGTCGTAGTTTGTAGGAGAGGGCTTCGCTTGCCGCGGAACTATCACAATCACGGTGGCCCGAGTGCCATCCCCGAAAGCGCACCAAGAGACGCCGCACGGGCCGAATTTGCCCGACGGCTGAGCGCCGCCATGATCCAGAAAGGCTGGAACCAGAGCGAGCTCGCCCGGCGCGCCAGCGACCACTACGCAGACAAGGAAATAGGCCGCGATTCCATCTCCGTCTACATGCGGGGCAAAGCCCTGCCCACCCCCTTGGTGCTCAACGCCATCGCAAACGCCCTTGGCGTCGATCCGGCCGATCTGCTGCCGACCAGGGGCGTCCCCTCGGCGTCCGCTGCGTCCCCGAAGATGGAAGCAAAGGACATGGGCGACGGCACGGTCTGGCTCCGGATAAACCAGCAAGTCCCGTGGCAGGTGGCCCTGACGATCATGGCCGCCCTGCAGCACGACGAGCGGATGAAAGAGAACGACGAACAGGAAAGGAAAAACGGCACATGATGCGATTAGGCGAGTTCGCCGCCCGCTGCGGCGTAACCACTCGCACCATTCAGCGGTACATCGAAGACGGAAAACTGCAGCCGACCGAGCGCACCCCTGGGGGCCATATGCGCTTCGACGCGGGCAAAGTGAGGGAGTTCAGACACATATGGCGAGACCCAAGAGGGAAACCGCGTGGCTACGAAAGAGGGACGGTGTCTTCTACGCGTTCTGGTACGACGGAGATGGACGCAAAACAAAGCGCCTATCGCTTCGTACAGGACACGAAGTTGAAGCGGAGCATCGTTTCGCAGAGTTCCTCGTCAACGGCCGCGAACTCCGACACTCTCGGGTTGGAGGACTTACTGTGAGCCAGGCTCTCGACGACTATGTCGAAGAGCACAAGGTGGTCGACGAAACCCGCCGGGAAAATGCTATCCGTCACCTGAAAGCCTATTTTGGCGCCCGGTGTGTCGAAAGTATCGACATTCCGAGTTCGCGTGATTACGCCAACGCCCGACGCGCGGGGTTGATCGGGGGCGGCGCCCGCCGTCCGGACAAGACAGGTAGCGACAGCACGATCCGGCGCGAGCTCACGGTTTTGATCGCCGCGGCCAACCACGCCTTCAAGTGGAAGCGGATCAAGATCAAGCCGAGCATCGAGCGGCCGGCCGACGGTGGCCGGTCGGAGGGCGATGAGGCCCCGTATTACACGCACGATGAACTCGAGCGGATCTTCGCGGCAGCTGATGCGCTGCCCGACGAGCACGACCTGAAATGGCTAGTGCGGCTGCTCTACTATACGGGCGCCCGCCGCGCATCGATCGAAGAGTTGCGGCGCGGCCAGGTCGACTGGCGGGCGCGGCACATCAAGTTGAAGCCGATGGGCAAGCGGGCGACCAGCAAGCGCCAGCCGATCGTGCCGATCTTGAAGGCCATGGATGCGCCGCTGCGGGCCGTGTGGGACGCGAGCAATCGCGACAGGCTGTTCCGGCTCGCCGACTACCACCATCCCTATCGGCAGCTGGTGGAGAGCCTCGGCATCACCGATCGGGCGCACCCGCACTGCATGCGCCACACACGCGCGACGCACCTTCTGCAGGCAGGCAAATCGATCTACGATGTGGCAAGGCTGCTCGGCGATACCGTCGCCACGGTCGAGCGCGTCTACGGGCACCACTCGGCCGCACACATGGCCGACGCTTTGGAGGATTGAGCATTGAGTAAGGACGTTTTTGACCAGATCGCGGAAGGACTACAGGCGGCGTCAGAGGTTTCGAAGACCGATCCTTTTGGGCAGGCGTTCGACACCGTCACACAGGCGCAGAAGCTCATTGCCGCTTTTAACGAACGCGTGGCCCCGGTGCTGTCGCCCGAACAGCGTATTCGCGCCGCGCTGCACGCAGGCACTGCAAGCTACGATGCGCTCGAGTCCATGCTCCTATCCTTGGCTCTCCGGTCATCAGAGCGCAAAGCTGCGGATGTGGTCGAATTTTGCGGGATGAGGCTGGTCCGTTCCAAGTACGAAGACGACACGATCCGCATCGTCTATCCAGACAAAGCAGGCAAAGACACCGCGTTTTTCATGGTCAGATGGTCGGCGCGATAGCTGGCCACTGGAACGACAATTTTGTCGTTATTTGTAGATCGACAAACCGGCTTTTTCCTTGAAAATCAATGTCGGTTTGTCGTTCGACAGCCCCCTACGGAGCCGTGAGAGGGCGATGTCCTAACCGCTAGACGATGGGCGCATCGGGGTCTGCTGCAATATAGGGGCTTCCGTTTGCTCCGGCAAGGCCGCCTGCAACCCGCCTTGCGGCCACACGCATTCCCGGCTCGACGATTTTCCCCGGCGCGGCGCGGTCGATGCCGTGATATATTGCCGCGCTGCCGTCCGTTCCCGCGGACGCGTTGAGATGAAGGATCAGGGGATAGCCGCATGACCAAGGATACGCTGGAAATTCCGGTTCTGGTGAAGCGCCGGCTGCAGGCGCAGGTGATCGGACCGATCCATGCGGAGATGGTGGCGGTGCTGGGCCGGGAAACCGCCGACGCCATCATCGACAGCGCGGTGCGCAAGGCTGCGATCGCCGAGGGCAAGGCGTTCGCGGCGCGTGAGCCGGGCGGGGTGACCTCGATGGCGAGCTTCATCAAGCTCTATGACCTCTGGACTGCCGACTCTGCGCTCGAGGTCGAGGTGCTGGAGGCGACCGAGGAGACCTACGACTTCAACGTCACCCGATGTCGCTACGCCGAGACCTACCGGGAGATGGGTCTGGCGGAGATCGGCCACCTGATGTCGTGCAATCGCGACGGCACCTTCTGCCAAGGATACGATCCCAACATCGAGCTGGAGCGCAAAGAGACGATCATGGCCGGCGCGCCCTGCTGTACGTTCCGTTACCGCTACCGGAAGGCGGGCTGACCGGCGCTGGGGGCGTGGCGCAGACACTGCCGATGCGCTGCGGCGCGACATGCGCTGTCGGAAGGCCGGACGAAACAGCCCGCAGATCGCGGTATCGAGAGGGAAGAAGTGGCACGCCCTAGGGGAGTCGAACCCCTCTTTTCAGAATGAAAATCTGACGTCCTAACCGATAGACGAAGGGCGCGTGCGGTGGGCGTCTTCTAGCCAGCGCCCCCGTGTCGCGCAAGCCCTAAAATGATGATTCGGCGCAAATTTCCGGGGATTTTCCGGCGGCTGTCGGAGGGGAGGTTGCGTGGGAGGCCGGGCGTCCGCGCAACGCGGAACAGATCGCCGCCAGCTTTGCAAGAGCGTACGAAGGAAGGACACGGTTGTTTGAGGGGAGTGGCACGCCCTAGGGGAGTTCCAGCTGAAATATTGGACCTTGAAATAGCTGGATAATTTCGACGTTTTTGTCTCACTTTTTGCCACCCCGGAAAAGGTGAGACAAACTCTGTGCTACTTCTGTTCCTTCGACAGGAACTTCATCCCTGCGCCGGCCAGCTTCTTTCGGTTCGCTTTCTCGGTGTAGTAGCTGGCCTGTTCCATAGTGGTCCAACCAAAAATCGCCATCAGCTGCTTCTCGGTCGCGCCGTTCTCGGCCGCCCGGGTCGCACCGGCTTTCCGCAAGCCATGCATGGAACAATGGAACAGCTTCGCCTCGTCGCACCAGTCACGCATTTTGTTGCCGAGACCCTTGACGGAGAACGGTTTCCCGTACTCGGTCACAAGGAAGGTCATGTTGCCGACCGGACCATCGGCGAGCGCCGTCTCCAGTTCGGGCAGCATCGGGATATCGACGTCAACTCCGCTTGACCTTGCCGTCTTCGCCGGACGAATCTTGATCCATCCGTCAGCGGTGACATGCTGGCGGCCGAAGATCGCCATCGTCTGCAGACGAAACCCGGTGTAGAGACCGATGTTCAGTGCGAGGCGGGCCCGGCTACCGGCGGGATGCTTCGCTTCGAACTGGCGGACTTCTTCTTCGGTCCACGTGTGGAAGCCGTCGCCAGACTTGAGGCGCTTGATCCCGCTGCAAGGATTCATCTTGCAGAGATCGGCCGTATCGACGGCCCAGGTGAACATCGCGCTGAGTGCCTTGACGATATCGTTCCGGGCGCCTGGGGTCGGGCGAAGCTCGTCGCGAATCTCTGTGATGTGCTTCTTTTCCATGGAGGCGAACGGAAGGTGGCCCCTTGGCAGCTTCTTCTTGGGGGTGAGACTTTGGCACACCTCCTCAAGAATTCTTGCTCGGGTCTCCATCGTGCGATTGGTGACGGATCCTGCCGCCCGGCGCTTATACTCTGTTACAAGCCATCCGAGAGTGCCTTCCGCGGGCGTCTTTGATTTGCCGCCGATCGGGGCCGGGACTTCTCCCGGGCGGCTGTAGGGCTGGCCGAGTCGTGCACATGCCACTTCGTCGTCAAATGCAGTTGTTCCGGGTGTCTCGCGAAGACGCACCTTCGCCTTGCCCGCAGTACGAAAATAGTAGCGCGGGTTGTTGTGCCGGTCCGGGTCAAACGTCACACCCTTCGGCAGTTTGTCGTGCTTGCGGGGCCTAGGCATCGTCCCAAGGCTTGCTGCTGCCGTATCCTGCGTCAAGTGGCGCTCCGTCAGTGCTGCCATCGGCGGCGCGGTGGGGGATTCTCTTAAAGGCTTCATAGACCTCACCTACATCATAAATAAATCGACCTCCGATAACCCGAGGCTGCGGTAGAAGCCCGAGCTCCACACAACGGTCGAAGAGGGTTTCGCCTATACCCACCAAGGCCGCGGCCTGAACACGGTCGACCCCGAAAGGGGGCAGGCTGGGGGGCAAAACGTGGAGGCGTTCCGCTTTCTTCATCTCAGGCCCCGACCTCCGCCAGCGCTTCGGCGCGGGCGCGATTGAGTTCGGCCATCAGCTCATGTGATCCGCTGGCACGGTCCGGGTGTCGTTCCGCCGCAAGCAGCCGATAGCGACCGTCGATCATGGCGCGGTTGATCCGGTCCGCCTCCTCACTATTGAAGCCGAACACGTCCCGCCAGCTTCGCTGCGCCGGCGCCGGCAGGGCCTGAAAGCCGGTAAAAGTCGCCCTGACAATGTTGAGCCCGCCGTGCCGGAGCTCAGTGCGCCGCGCCTCGAGGATCAGATGGATAGCCTGGAGGTTGCTCTCGACGTTCGGGTAGCGATCGACGGCGATGCAGACGGAAAGGCCGTCCCATGTGAACCATACCGCCACACCGATATCGCGCGGGCGGTCATCGCCGAGGGTGACGTTGGAGGAAATGACGAGGTCGGCAATCGCTTTGCCACTGTCGCTTGAAAAGGCGGCGATCGACTTCCGGACATTCTTGAGGGCGGAGGGCAGACCGGTACGGAACTGCGAGCGCAGCTGGGTTTTCGTGCGCGGCATATTCGCCGGCCAGGTGAGGGGGTAGGGCAGAACATCGAGCACGCCCTAACAGTGACCGGGCATCCGGACGTGAACACCGGGCGCCTCGAGCACGCACTGTCGATTGCTCGGCAGCTGGCGGCCGCCGTCATGCTTCAGCCTGCGCAAAGGGCGCGCCGTCGATGACAAAGCTCGCATCGGCCTGGGCACGCACCAGCTCTTTCACCTTCGCATCGGTCGCGCGCTGTGCGTCCTCTTTGTTCTGGAAGGGTGTAGGGATCACGAACTTCGGCCCCTCCATCCCAGTGCCGGCCGTCGTGACTTCCCTGCTGTTTTTCTTTCGGTCGTAGTAGGACGCCTCGACTTCGCCGTGCTTCGGCTCGTCCTTCAGGGTCACCTCGTAGGAGAGGATGTTCTTCCCATTTGTGACCACCACGAGATCCAACTGGACGCCGCCGACGCTCTGGCCAGCACCTTTCAAGACGACGACCAATCGCTGCGACTTCACGGAGACGGCCGCATTTATCTTCTCCCCTATGCGGTTCAAGAACTCCAGGCCGTCCTCCTCGGCCTGGGCTTCATAAGGGTTCGGGATCGATTTGAGCTCCTCGGCCATGATAAGTTCGACACCGATCTGGCCGGCGACATCCGCGAAGATGTCTCCATAGGTGGGCGAGCGTCACAGGGTGCCGCGAGGGCGTTGATGGCCTGTGGCGGATCAAGACCGTCACGCACACCTTTTCCTCGAGCTCTCCCTACATCACCTCTCTCGAATGCGAGGTACCCTCGGCATGATTGACCGATCCCGCAGATACCTGACCGCGGCTGACGGCACGGTCGCCTACGTGACCATAGACGGAGACATGGTCGACGAGGTTGCCTACGGCTACTACGGCCTCCATCGCCGCAGGACGGAGCTGATCTACAACGCCAATCCCGGATTGGCCGATCGACCCGCGAAGCTCCCAGCGGGCGTCGTGATTAAGCTCCCTCCGATCGTCACGTCTCCGACGCCGACACCCTTCCGCCGGCTCTGGGACTAGAGGCCAGCACCATCCTCCATACTGATCTCCACCAAGGCCCGGTCTCACCCCGGGCCTTTTTGCATTGAGAGGGCTATCACATGTCGACGTTATTGGTTGTCGGCTCACGGGGCGCTGCTGTCCGTGATCTCCAGACCATGCTGAACGCCGCCGGCGCTTCACCGAAACTCAAGACCGACGGAGATTTCGGCGGTCTGACGGAAACTGCCGTGCGGCTCTTTCAGGAGAGAGCCGGTCTTGTTGTCGACGGGCGGGTGGGGACTCAGACCCTTACCGCGCTCAAGCGAGCGACGGCGCCGGTGGTTCCGGGCCGGCCGGAACCCGACAAGAGCGCGATGGCCGGAAGCGCACCGGCAAGCGCGACCCTGCTCGATCGTGCTTCGATGCCGCGACGGCTGCCTATGTCGCCGGCGGCGTATTGGTCGCCGACAAGATCGTGAAGCTCGCGATCAACATCACCCGTGACGGATTCGCCGGGCTGTTGAAACGCCAGCCTCCGGTCGAACACTAGATCCGGGGCGGTTGATGTCGGACAAATACCAGACGCTTTCCGAGATGCTGCAAGCCTGGTTTGGCGGCGGCGTCACGACACTCATCGCCGCTCTGACCGGGCGGCTCATGTGGCATACCGCCGAGGTTCGGCGATCCAAGCGCGTCTTCTTCGGCCGGGAACTCCTGTGGGAGTTGCCCTTCGCTGTTGGCATGGGGCTGATAGGCGAGGGAGTCGCGACATACATCGAGGCCGGCCCCTTGCTGCGGCCGGCTATCGTAGGCGGCCTCGCCTACTTAGGCCCTCGAGGCACCGAGGTCCTGCTTGCGAAATGGCTTAACGGTCGGATCGGCAAGGCGTGATCTTCAGCAATTCCAGATCTATATCTTTCCCCCGCGGCTTCGGCTGCGGGGGCTTTTTTGTTGCTGGTTTTTCTGCGCCTTCGGGGATACCGTCCCCGCGAATGCACGGAGGGATTGATGCAGATCGACGCCGCGTACTTGCAGGATCTCAAGGTTCACCTATCGGCCGACCTGGCAGCGGTTGTGCTGGAAGTCTTCGCCGGGGACCGCTTGGCGGTCGCCCTCACGCCGGCAGAACTGGATCGCACGATCGAGACGCTGCAAGCTCTCGCGGTGACATGGGAGCGGCGGCGCCGGGAGGCGGACCCGCACCTTGCTGAGTCCGATCGCAAGGTGGTGAAGGCCATCCGGCCCACCAACTTCAACATCGGGACTCTGGAAGGATACGGTCTCGGCCTGCTATTCGAGACGGAAACCGGTGAGACGACGATCGCACTGAGCCGGGAGGATGCGGCAAAGGTCAGCCATGCGATCCGCCTCCTTCTCGCCGAACCGGAAGAGGCGTCGATCAGAAACTGATCACCAAGCGCCGAACACCCGGTGCATGTCTCGTCGGGATCACTCTCGGTCCCAACTCACCCCAGCACCTGCCATACATGCCCTGCCATACTCGCCAGCGCGAGCAGCAGGCCGCCGACGATCAGCGCGTAGAGCCACCCAAGATCGCGTGGATCCCCGTCAGCCATTCTCGGCTCGTTCCTTCTGACGGTCCCACGTCTCTTCGACCATACGGGCGGCATCTGCTGCCGTCGGCACCCAGCCGCTATTCGGCAGCCACGGCTTCGCACCCTTTGGGTACTGGATCGCCCAGAACCATTTCCCCGCCTTCAAGGGCTGCTGGTCGAGGTAGATCCGGCCGATGCTGACCTCACCATCGAACCCCTGATAGTCCTCATGCGGTTTGCCGTCGATGCCGGTTTCGTCGCCCCACGTCCGGACCCATCGGAATTTTTTCTGCCAGGTCATTGCCTCTTGCGGGCCCACGACAGGGCCGCGTCCGTTTTGCGATTATCCAGCACAGCAAGGATATGATGATCGGCCAACGTGGCAATAGCAGTACAGGCTTCTACCTCGTCCCACCCCGCCTTCACGGCCTCCCAGACAAGTTGCTGCAGTTTTGCCTCGAGCGCCTCTTCGCAATCGGTCAGGCGGTCTAGGCTCAGTGATTTTCGCGGCGAAGGGATGTCAGTCATTGCGTCCTCCATTATGACGGAGGATAGGGCGCGCAAGCGGTTTTTACAGTTCTAAACGTATCCTGCGCCGGGCAATCTCGTCTGATGCGAGGGGTGACCAGCGGAGGCCCATGCGTGAGCTTCCGCTGGCTTTCCGGGCCATTACCCGTACCGGCGCTAAATGGCGCCTGGGGCCCGCGGTCAGCCCCACACACAGAACCTTTGTTCGGGGAGAAATGTTCCAGACGGGAACAAAAACGCGGGTGACGCAATATGGGGCATGTCCAAACGTAATTCCTCTAGCCCCACTCACGATGACCCGATGCCGGCACGCATCGAGCCCTGCCTCGCGCTGCTAAAAAGCAAACCTCCTGTCGGCCGACAATGGATGTACGAGGTCAAGTGGGATGGTTATCGCCTCGCTGTGCACATAGAGCCTGGCCGGGTCAGTGTGATAACCCGCGGCGGTCACGATTGGACGGAGAGGTTCCCCTCTATCGCCAGCGCGGCCCGCCATCTCGAAGTTGAAACGGCCATTCTCGATGGCGAGGCGGTCGTGCTCAATGAGCAAAACCGGTCGGATTTTGGCGCTCTCCAGCAGGCGCTTGGCGGGCGAGGCGGGAAGCGGAGCGCGGAGGAGGCGTTATTCTTCGCGTTCGATCTCCTCTATCTGAATGGCCAAGATCTGACCCGATTGCCGTTGCATGGCCGTCGCTCCCTTCTGGAGAAAATGCTCCACGTAGAGGAGGGGGTAATTCGCCTGTCCGAAGACATAGGCTCGGATGGCGCGCTCTTGATCGATGCCGCATGCCAAATGGGCCTTGAGGGGATCATCGGCAAGAATATCGATATGCCTTATCGAGCCGGCCGCAATGGAGATTGGGTGAAGATCAAATGCGTGCAGAGCGAGGGGTTTGCTATCGTCGGCTATGAGCCTTCGCGCGTGGCCCTAGGAGGTATCGGGCGTCTACTGCTGGCAGCCCGGAAGGGCGATCAGTTGGTCTATGTCGGCGGCGTAGGGACTGGCTTTACTGCAAAAACCGGAACGGCGCTCCGTCGCCACCTCGACGCGATCGCGGTTCCAAAAGCTGCGATCGACGTGGGAAAGCGCAAGGGCGTGTTCGTTAAACCCGTGGTCGTGGCCGAGATCGAGTTCCGCGCCTGGACCCACGACGGCAAGCTTCGGCACGCGTCATTCAAGGGACTGCGGGAAGAGGCGGATGCAGCCTCGGTCTACCGGTTACCGGATTGAGCGTGAACACACGGACCACAAAGCCAAGATAGAGGTCTCGTCCAGAACCTCCCGAACAATGCAGGTAGTTCCTGCCGCCGCCTTTTACCGAGTTTTTCGGGCCTTGAGTTCTGCGTCGACGCTGCTCCGAAGTGCATCCATGATGTTGATGACATTCGACTTCGGTTCTGTCTTGGAATTCTTTCCCTTTGCCGACTTCTTGGGTTTCAAGGTCTTCTTCTTTTCCTCAATCAGGTTTAGCAGGCTGGTCTGAATGGGGTCCCTCACCATGTCTGGTGACCAGTGCGCAGATTTCTTCTCTATAAGCTCTTGAACGAGGGGAACGAGATCAGGATCCGATTCCTTCTCAATGTCCTCGAAGTAACTGTCCTCAGGCCTTATCTCGTTGCCGAACCGAAGTGTCCACAGGACGATGCCTTCGTCGCGGGGTTCCAGAATGACGGCTCGTTCACGGCGTCCCATCACCACTCTGGAGACACCCACGACCTTGTCGGCTTTCATTGCATCCCTGATAACGGCAAATGCTTCATTCCCTACGGCATCGCCGGGCATTAAATAATGGGGCTTCTCAAGGTAAACCCACTCGATAGTCTCCGCCTGAACAAATTTATCGATGTCGATCGTCTTCACAGTATCGAGTGCGACCCGATCGAGGTCGTCCTCGGTGAGGATCACATAGTCATTTTCCCCGCGGGCGTAACCCTTGGCCTCGTCTTCTTCCTTGACCGGCTCTCCAGAAACGGAATCCACGTATTGAGACACCACCCGGTTCCCGGTTTCGCGGTTGAGGGTATGGAAGCGGACCTTTTCGCTCTCGCTGGTTGCCGGCATCATGATGACGGGGCAGGTGACCAGCGACAGTTTGAGATAGCCTTTCCAATAATAGCGCTGCGCCAT